GATATAATTTAGCCCCGGTTTGCAGATACTTTTACACCGCTTTTAAACTGCTTGTTATAATATTTTCTGCGTTCTTCAGGACTCATTGTAGAAACATCATCTGGATTAGTAACTGGGCCAGTGGCTGCTGTCACACTTACTCTTGGCTTTGGAGGTTTGGGTGTAGCTGGAATATATGTTTGTCCAGTCCCACTCATTGTAGCCGTTGCTGAACCGCTGTACGACATTGGATTAGGTTGTGCTGCTTTTGGTGCAGTTGTTTTTACAGGTTTTCCAAAATTTACATTAACGTTACTGGGTTTTAAAACGTTATAGGGATTAGTAGTATTGCTTTGATTGACATAATCTAATTGCTTTTGTGCCCAGTAACCGGGGTCTGGATTAATTGCTTGTTTATCGCCGGTTGCTAATTTGCTTGGATCAATCTTGCCAGATTCAACATCTGCTTGTAGTTTACTAAGATATAGATCATCTTCTTGTCTATAATCACGTGATGTATCATATCTATTTCCAGATCTCGGTGAGAAAGCTCCTACCAACTGATCCCACCATCCTTCGGTAATATCTTTAATCTTCATCACGTATTCTCCTAAGACCCCGAATAAATTTATTAGGATCTCTGCCTTTAATGCTGTTTATTAAACGTCTTTCCAATTCATCAGCATCTTCAGCATCATATGTTTCTCTTATTTGATGAACTAAATTTATAGCACTGTTAATAATATGATTAGCACGACTTTCAATCACAAGATTTCTATCATGGGTAGGAACCATCGAACTAATTTCATCTAATATACTACGAGTCTGTTTACGCAAGATTTATCCTCAAATATATTTATTGTATTCTATTACTAAAAAAAGATAATATATGTATATGAACTGCTATATTACTTTAAGTGATCCTAATAATCAAATCAAAAAATTTACACTAAAATTCAATCTATTTCCAATAGAAATAGCTTATCGTTGGCGAGATTTAGTGTTAAAAGCACAAAGTTTGGGTTATAAAATTGACAATCCTAATAGGTTTTATGGTTTTAAAGAGAAATCTATAGATATAATTGATAGTATAAATCAAATAAATCAAACATGTGAAACTATTAATAGCTATCAAAATATTATAAAAAGAAAATTAGAAGATATTAATGATCAAGATACATTAAATTATCTGCATCATATATTTGAAGAATATCATGGCCTATTAGATCAACAAAAAAATAAATTTTGGATAGATGCACCAGTTACAGTTAAACAAGCATTAGCTAATTTAAACATTCAGGTACATAGGTTAGAATCATTACAACGTAAAAATATGCCTAGATTTGTTGTTACATATTTTGGTTTACCAAAAGATCAACAATTAAAATTAGAAGATTTTAACTATATGACTAATCATTATCAATTTGGTGGTTTATATTTAAATTATGTTGAGATTGGCAAAACACTCGAAGATTTAATGAAAGACGATGATCAATATATCAGCGTCGATGCTTTTAAACCGTGGAAACATTTTTCTGCTGATTTTAAAGTAATGTTAGCAAATAGTAATACAATTGAAGCTCGAGTTGAAAAACAACAATGTAGAAATTATTTTAATACACATCGAGAGTTTTTTGAATCATTGGGATATAAAGAGTTTGATCCTAGATTAAGACCTGGAAACATACAAATTGGTCAAATGGAATATATCAACGAAAAAATATTAGAACAAATTACCAATCATCAATTAATAGAATCTGTAGATTTTGATTAAGATGTTGATTTAATATTTGCTAACATTTGTTTTAGTTTGCTGCTTTGTATATCAGGATTAATTTTAGCTTGAGCAGGAATTGAGACTGATGCATCACTTAACTGACTTTTAGCTTTAATATTGTCAAAAATTGCACTGTTATTTCTTTTCTTAAAATCTTTGTTTCCTTCATCTTCAGGAGCATCCATAATACGCAATGTATCAACATTAAAGTCTAGATCCACTTTCTGACCAACACCGCTTGAACTTCGAGTTTTCATACACTGCAACTGATATCTACCGTGCTCGCGCATTGCACGACTTGTAAAGATACCAAACAAGTTGTCTGCTGTATTGATCTTACTGATACCACCAGAGATATGACTGTGATCAAATTCGACTTCTTCAACTGCGGCACGATTTAACTGACTAGCAGTTACTAATAGAATTTGTAATTCTTTTGCTAAGTTACGAACTTCTTCTGCTACATATTTGTCCTTTACGAACAAGTCACTGGGACTGACTTTAGCACTGACTGGCATTAACAGATCGAGATAATCAATCATAATAAAATCAATTTTACGACTTGTTTTAATCTGAAGCTCTTTAAGATAAGCACGAATATCGTTTACATTACTTTGAGCTGGCATGTACTTGATCTGCAAGTTGCCAGAACGCTTGTGCATCATTCGCACTTTCATATCAACATTATCAATATCCTTAAAGATATCTTTACTACCAATGTTTGCAAGCATACTGTCAACACGCATACTAGTCAGTTCTTCACTAAGTTCTAATGTAATATAAACACCATTGAGCCCTAACAACATCCAATTGACAGCAATATTCTGCATGAATAAAGATTTACCACTACCGGATCCGCCAGCAAAAATATTGAGTTCGCCTTTGTTGAATCCGCCGTATAACAATCTATCTAATGTAGACCAGCCTGTACTTACTTGTCCGTTGTTTTCTTTAATTTTCAATAATCGAGCTTTTGGATCAGCAAAGTAATCTGTACCCATATCTTTAGTTAAACTAATTTGTACAGCATCTTTAATTAACTTTTCAACTGGATCGTACTCACCCTTTTCCAATAAGTCTGCCGCTTTAAGAATTGCACGTTCTAATTCTTTTTGTCTAGTAAACCCTTCAAATTCTTCAAGAAACCAATTGTAATGATCTTCATTAAGTCCCGGAGCAGGTTGTAAATCACTTCTGCAAACAGCATTGATTTGCTCAAAAGTAGGCATTGTGTTGTGTCGCTCACAATGTTCTTTCATAAACTCTGCTGCCAAACGTAAACTAGGATCAAAATTTTCAATATTATAGATATTTTGAACACGTACAAAACTCTGAGGGTCTTGTAGCATCATTTCTAAAAATAATTTTTGGATATTAGCTTTATAAGATTTAGACATTATCTGTATAATAACTTATTCAATTGTATTTGTCATTATCTATTCATATAATAAGTATCACATGTTTAAATCAATCGAACCCGCATTTGCACCTGAGCATCGACCAAGCTTTCTATTAGATTGGGAAGTTACATTACGATGTAATTTAGATTGTAGCTATTGCAATGAATGGGGACATGATAATAAAACTGCTCATCCAGAATTAGACCGTTGCAAGAAAACAATCGATTTTATGTTTGAATACGTAGATTTGTATATGCAACATAAAGCCAAATGGACCAAAAGTGTAGTGTTAAACATTTATGGCGGAGAAAGTTTATTTCATCCCGATATTGAAGAAATATATAAACTGCTAACATTAAAATATAAAGAAAATTATGCAGACAAGTGGCCGCTAACAGTAAACACAACAACCAACTTAGTAGCTGGAAAAAACCTATTAAGTAAATTATTGCCCTATATCGATAATTGGGTTGTGAGCTATCACACTGAAGCAAACGAAAAACAAAAAAAGCAAGTTAAAGATAATTTACTTTTTTTGAAATCAAAAAACGCCAACATTAAAGTTACTGTATTAATGAATCCTTCAAAATTTGAAGATGCTATTACTATGATAGATTTTTGTGAAGAAAATAAAATAAATTATCTTCCAAGACAATTAGATCAACTGGAAGGCAGCGATCGTTTCAATTACAATAAAGATCAAATAAATTGGTTTAACAATTTTTATAAAAGTAAAACTTATAAAACAGAAGCATTACATATTGAAGAAAATGATAACACTGATTTAAGCCAAGAAGGTCGTGCTTGTTGCGGCGGGCGCCAGTTTTGTTCTAATAAAAATTATAAACAAAGAGAATTCTTTATTTCCAATCGATTTACAGATTGGAGTTGCAGTGTAAATTGGTTCTTTCTTTATATTAAACAACAGACAGGTAACATTTATAATAACAAAGACTGTCGGATGAGATTTGACAATACAGAAGGACCAATTGGTACTATAGATCAAGCTGATAAATTAATTGCGGATTTAAAACATTGGTTAGAAACTAATTCTATGCCAGTTATTAAATGTGCAAAATCATCGTGTTGGTGTGGAATGTGTGCTCCAAAAGCAGAAAATATTGAAACTTTTCACGAAATAATTCCTAAATATCTAGTTGGTAATCCATTTGCGACTACGTAGTTGTATTTTTAAATTACTAGTTTCAACCGAATCTAATATACTGCGCATAGTAAACAACTGTCCGTAACGTTGAACTGCGTCAGCGCAATCTTTAATATCTTCTTCCCAATTTGGAAATGCAACGTTCCAACCATACTCCATTGCATCTTTTATTAGATTCATGCCAGGCTTGTCTCTGTCAGGAATAACAATAACTTCGCGATTCAAACTGTCGATAACTAATGCTTGTTGTTCGCTACACTCATTATTGGTAACACTAAGCCCGTCAATGGCTACAGCATCTAATATACCTTCAACTACCAAACAGAATTTTGCAGAAGACTGCTGTCGATCATAATTGAATACAAAGTGTGGAGGATGTTCTGTGTAATACTTGCGTTTACCAGGTACAATTAATCTACCAGTATAGCCCATTGGTTGATTAAGAAATGTGAATGGAATTAATACACGGTTATACATTGGAGATTCTCGATCATTGTGCCAATAAAACTGATCCAATCTATCACTAAACCCGCGACTGTCTAAATAAGCTATCACAGTTTCGATTTGCTGTTGATCTTCTACACTAACACCTTCTTTAATAAACCAATCGAGTATATTATGTCCAGGGCAGTGTTCTTTTGATTCATATTTGGGAAGTTCTTTAACAGCTTCCTTTTGAATATCTAAACTAACATCTAAGTTACTGAGGGCAAATAAACTAAGTCGACGAATGTCATCTTCACTGACGCCCAGCCATCCCAATAGCTTACGCATTTTGAGATTTAATCGACGACCTGGTTGCCATCCAGCAGTAAACCCGCAATTAAAACAATGATAGCTGGCACCGCCATCGCTAGCTATCATTCCGCCCCTACCTCGAGTATCAGTACTTTGACCGTTATGTTGACAACAAACAGCATTACTGCTGATCCAACCGCTTTGAGTTTGTTTGGTTTTACGACCATTTACCCAAGCTGATAGAATTTCTTGTTGCAATTCAGACATATTTTATTATAGCATAAAATTAAGGTCTGTAAAGAATTTTATCCAGTGTGCCAGATTCAGTAGTTATTTTAAATCGAATAAATCCAATTTTTCCACTAAAGTTATCAAATATACACCCAGTGTAGTCAATGAACTGCCTGTCTGTTATATTAAACCAATCATCTGGATAACTGGTCATAAGTGAACTCATGCTTCCTTGTATTTCAACTGTTCCAGTAAAGTTGTTAGCATAATATTGAACAGTTTGTAAGACAGATCTTGCTTTTACTCTACTTAATACATTTAACACATTTGAATAAGAAACTTCATCAATTGAATATCCAGCAAAATTTGGATTATTGTTATAAAATGGGCCAATATCAGGTGTTAAACTAGCAACAAATTTAGGATAAACACCATCATCTACTCTTGCTATCCCTTGTGCATTATAATTGTCGTCAGCATACACAATACGATCTTCATTTTCGCCTGTAATTAATTTAATACTGTAGTAATAACTACCAGCTGCAACATCATTTAATTCTCTATCATTTAATACAAGAAACGCCATTCCTTTTTTGTCAGTATAAACTGACACTGCTCTAGTAAAAACTAGTTCAGAATTAGTACTGTCTATTAGATTGAACACAATTGTAGTATCCAACAAACTTTGTAATTTTTGATCTTGATTTTTGAAAAGCAGCTTGATTTTGTTATCAATGCCTTTAATTATTTGTAATGGCTTTGCATACACTAGCTGATTCTCCCCACGAACAAACGGGTCCAAATTAATTACCAGGTCCATTGTTTGGTTATATAAATATCCTGAGATTGATTGCACTTTGAACCCCCGTCTCACGAAATATTTATGTCATTAAGTTTGGAACAATTGTTAGAAAAATATCCCTTCCTCAGCTTCATAAAATACACTCATAGCGACTACGTTGGCGTCATACAGAATCATGATGGTGATATTGTTAGCATGTATGCTTTTAATAAATTAAGAACAGAAGATCATAAATTAAGATTTTTAGAACAAGCAGATATATGGTGGTGGGAAAGCAATAGATTAATTCCTATTAATATATTTTTAAAAGATTCTTGGAATGATTTTCGTTATAGTATGGTAACATTAAATGTTAAAGACATTAAAGAACAACAAGGTCATGTTGTTAGTCTCAGCAACTTAGCTAATAAAAGAACTAAACGTAGGGTAGTACAATTAGTTCGAAAGTTGAGTTAATAGATTCATATGTAAAACAACTAAATGTGCATAAGCAACACTATGTGATTTCTTAAAACTATAAACATCTTCAGTCTTATCCCAAATGCTTTCTCCAACTTCCTTCCAAGATTTACCGACAAGGTGTCTCTTGCCAGGACGAATCAGTGCAATAAACATAGCCATTCGAGCAATTGAATTTACAGGTTCAGGCATTTTCTTTAACAAATCATAATGATTGCCAATGTGAATCACTTGTTCTACAAACTCGCGATGATCTAACATTTCCCATAATGGTTCTGTAGCAATTAATTGATTAAGATGTGCTTCATCTTTTACCATACCATATACATGAACATTTAACAAGTCTAATTTAATATAGCCCATTTCTTCTGCTGTTTGATAATCAATATTGGCAATATTTGTAAATGGATCTTGAGGAATAGGATTAACATATACACCTGTATTATGTTTAATCCATTCATTATTGCGATTAATAGCAGCTGGAATATGTGCAATATGTTTAAGAACTAGCTCCCTATCAGCAAAGTCAATGTCAATATCTGCGCTAAATTTCTTCACTGTGATTCTTTCTTAATTAAATCAAACAAGTCTTCAGCATATTCATATTCATAATTATTTTCAGGAAAATGCGTTTTAATTCGTTGTCTAACATATATGGTTCGCCACCAAACGAATTTAGATACTTCCCAATATGTACGATTTGGTGCATCATCTGTTGGTACTTTAATTATAATTTTTGTAGGAAACCAACAGAACTTAGCCTGCCAAGGTGACCATGTTTCTTTATAACCGCCGTAGTTCACTTTAATATTACCTTTTTGATCAATATACCAATCTTTGCCATGAATCATAAGCCTGCTTCTCGAAGAATATATTTTGCTAATTCAGCATCTGCAACATAATCTTTAAGCTTTTTCTGCCAAATATCAGCATCAATATATGCCCATATTAAATGTATTTGTTCTTCATTTAGTTGGGCCAAAGCATTATTGCCACTGTCACAACAGTAAAGACACCAGCCAGTGATGCGCCCGTTTCTAATATCAGCGACGAGTCTGTTAGATGAAATATTTTTGAAATAATCATTAAAATTTGCTCCTGATGAATCTGCCCATTCTTGCATGTGTTCAATTGCTCTTGCAAGTGCATCTTCAGCAGCTTCAGTCATTAGCAACTGCAACAAATATTTATCGTAAATTTGTTCCCTGCACCAATGATCTAATTTAAAATTATTCTTTAACACAAAGTCAATAAACTTGCTGGCGTTGATAGCACGAATATTATGACAGTATCTACCAAACTTTACAAATGCACCATAAAACTGACTTTTGCAAAAGTCATCATAGGTCTTTAGTTTAGCACTACCTTGACTGAGCTCATAAAATCTAATCCAAGCTTGATAACCTAAACTAACTCCTACATCTGTTTTCTGTTGAGCTCTGCGTTTTGGCTCGCATTGGTGCGCAGTTAAAGTACTTTCTTTAATAAAGCCTTTACTGCAATATTGGCATTTATGTTCGCCTTCTTTTGCATTAGCTACTGCTTCAGCAATTAAGTTCGACATGTCTTGTTTCATTAGCTTTCTCTAAGTATGCAATAGCTGCTCTAAGTAAATCAATATTATCTTTGAAATTGCCCAATGCTCTATTGCATGAATGACATAACCATCCTCGAAACTCTCCTGTTTCATGATTATGATCTAAACACCATGTTCCTACTTTTTTGCCACCCTCGCCCATACATTCTTCTTCAGTTCGTTGACATATTTCACAACAATGATTGTAAGGAGGAACTAAAGTTTTAAATTGATTGCGTTGTCTAACTTGTGCTTTTTCACAATCCTTGCATTTAGAACGTAAATGTTTAGCACCTGAATTATTGCCGTAGCAGCTTAATGCTTTGTCAATCCCGCATTGATTGCAAACCTTAGTTTCTAATTCTAATCCATCAAATAAATCATATATGGTTGATGTCATAATGATGTTTCAGTCCAGCTTGGTGCAAATACATTAGTGGACTGTTGCTTACTGAGTTCATGTACTACTCGAACTTGATGTAATGCATCTTGAACACTGGGATGATTATTTTTCATAATCTCTTTCCATTCACGCCACCATATCATAAACTCATGCATTTCATAACCTGCACTAACTTTAATCTCTTGCCCACCATATACTTCTTGAACGCTTGTGGTAAACCATCCAGGTTGATCAGTCATAAAATTTTTAATCGCCATTGTCTTTGCCTTTCACTGCATCTTTGATCTTTTTATCATCCCACCCTAAATTCTTTAACTGCTCAGTTAATTCTGCATCTGATGTTATGTTACTCAGTAGTTCTGCTTCTTCAAAACTAATATGAGGGTGCAGACTTAAAAACAATTCTGCACGTTTATTTTTTGAAGTTTTTTTCTTAAATGCAATCCATTCATGTTTATTAACTCGAGCACCCGGACTAATGGTTGTTAGTAGTTGCCATTGTAGTTTTGGGTGTTGATTTAGCAACCAAAAATTTCTATTCACACGTTGATTAGCAACTTGAACATAAAAACTTGCTAGCTCATCATTGCTAACACTGCTATGCCCGCTCATTGATACTGCACTTGCCCAACGCAGCAATATAAATGTGCTAAATTTTTTTCGTTCTTCTGGTGTCAGTTCATCATAAAAATTTCTATTTTTGAGATCCAATTGCCGCATCTCATTGTTGATGTTAAGTTTGTCTGACATACTTTAACTTACTATAATATTTTTTGAATGTCAATACATTCACTAGCACGACTAATATCTTTAACAAAATACGCACATACAGGATTTGGTCCAGCACTAATTGGTACACATAATAGTTGGCCGTTTCTTAATTTAGGGAAGAACCATTTTACATCTTGATAGACATCTACAATTTCTATGGGATAAAATTGTGCTCTGAAACTTTTAAGTGGATTAAATGTAAATGCTTCAAATCCTCTGTCATTCAGCTTAGTAAGTGGTAATGCTTCTAAATCACCTATTTCTGCTTCGCCAATTAATATTCGCCAATTGTAAGGCATTTTAATTGTGTGTGGTCCAATCTTTAAAACAAGTGCAGGATCATTAAATGATTCAAGAAACACTAACGGTAAAAAGAAATAATCAGGTTCGGCTGGATTTGAATTATCTAATACACAGAAACGTAAGTCAGTTACTTCATCTGGTAATTGTGTCATTTCAAATACTGTATTATCAACTGTTAAAATTCTCATTTATAATTAACCTTTTCAATAGTAAATGGGTAATTGGCCTCCTTATAGAATTGCTTACGTTTTGTTAAATGACGCTTTGCAAATTTGCAATTACCTGTTATGTCCCAAATTTGAACATGATCTTTATCTTGTGCTTTACGAATTCCACGACCGATAGACTGAATGACACGCACAAAAGACTTACCAGGCTCAATAAGAACAAGATTAAAAATCCTGGGAATATTAATACCCACAGCAGCAACGCCATAGGTGGCAATGATTGTCTTGTCCATGGTGTCGGCAACTTCGTCATAATGTTCCTTTCTATTCACAGATTTCATATCGCCATTAATGAATACACTATTAGGAATTCGAGTAGCAAGTTCTTCACCTGACTCAATACGATCTACTAGAATTAATGTATTGCCTGATTTAATGATTTCACTAGTAAGTTTGGCAATATAGTCCAACCTATCCTTGTTGGTAGTAAGGTATTTAAGTTCCTTTTGATAGTCAGTAAAGTCTGCGTGTTCTTCAGTTTGAATAACATTCACGTGACATTGTGCTAACACTCCCTTGTCTTGTAATTCGCTAGCACTAAGCCTACTAATAACTTCACCAATGGAAACTTTAAGGCTGACAAATTCAAACTGTTCTTTTGGAACTGTACCAGTTAGGCCCCAACGTATTGGAATATGTCCCATATATTCTGTTAGTAGACTTTTAAGAACATCTGCTTTAGCCATATGTACTTCATCAACAATTACCGCAACAACGTCTTCAATGAAATCTGCCATTGTAAGACCTGTTTCTTTTTCTTTTTTAAGAATGTTGTTTAGGCTTTGCCAAGTACAAATTGTATGTGTACGCCCATAATCTTTTTGATCGCCAAAATATACACCAACATCTAATCCCATATTAACATAATCGGCGTGTGTTTGTCTTACTAGATCCTTATTAGGAACAATAACAATGGTTCGCCCATATGTTTCACATTTTTGACTTAATGCAGCAGTCATTATTGTCTTGCCTGCACCTGTCGCTACTTCTTGTAAGCATTGCAGATTTGAAAGAAAATCGTTGATTATTTCAACTTGATAATCTCGCAATTCAATAGGTTGTCCTTCTGCTGGATGCCCCACTGGCCATTTAATATGACTATAACTGTTTTCATTTACTGTTTCAAAATTAAATTGAATTGTGGATGTTCTTTGATCTTCAAGATCGATATTGTAATTACGTTCAGTTAACCACTCGATAATTTCAGGTAACAAGTTAACATATGTAGAGCCGCTTAGTTGAAAATAAGCAACTTTGCCATCCCACCGTCCTAATCTAACTGCTGGAAGATAACGTGCATAAGGCACTTCATATTTGAATTTAGACACCAGTCTTCTTCGAGTATCTGGATCCAAACCTTCAATTTTACAGTTTACTTCATCATAAATTACAAGCTTACAATTTGCCATTGTAACTAATTTAGTATAGATAGTTATCAATGTCAATAACGAAAAAAGGCAACAAGCATTATTACTTGTTGCCTTCTAAAATTACAAATTTGAAATATATCAATTATCTTTTTCTAAAAAAGCCTTTGTAATAGTTTGCATATCTTTTTCATTACTAATTCTACAGTCAGTAAACGAATCAGATTTAATTATGAAAGCAACCAATTCAGCTGAAGTAACTGGTTGACCAGTTACTTTATTATCAACTTCTAATGCTTCATTTTTCATCAACCAATTGACAGCATGATACATGCCTACTGCATAACCTCCTTTGCTGCCCTGACTAAAACCTAGCCTATACTGAAACACAGTGTTGAAAATAAACAACACAAACAATGTACCCAAGAGGGTGTAATCAAACGTTGTCATACTTACATCTCCAATTTATTTAACAACGGATACCAATACCTTCTAGCATCTTAATTGCTTCACGATTGGCACTGTCGTCAACTAGCGTTTCTAGTAGATCCATAGCCATAAGTTCATTGTCAATGACTTCTGTATCACGAGCATTAAAATTATTCAAATCGTTCCAAAGATTTTCAAAGCTAACATCATCCCAGTTATAGTTGATGTAATACTTCTTACCATCCCATTGCCATTGCCGATCAGTAGCCATACGCTTCTTTTTCATTTTACTTTCTCCAATTATTTGCAAGGGTTTCGATTAGAAGAAAAATAATATAACCTATAGCGAACCAAAAGAATACTGCAATTGGAAGTAGAATCCCAAAAGTTAAAACATCATGCATTGTAATCATGCTGCTATCTCCTCATCATACAGACGTTTAGCATCGTCTAATAGCTTTACTGTATCAATAACAATGAAGCTAGTACCGCGCCAATAGCCAATAAGCCAGGCATTAAGTTGAGTATCATATCGCTTGATCAATCTCATTTTAGTCTCCTGTTATTAGTTTCTGAAGTCTATCTGCGGAATGATCGCAGCAGGTTTGAACGTCACACGATAATGGTATACGTTCACCGGAGCAGCATCCATCTGCTCGGAGAAATACGTCACGTTATCGCTAAGTCCGAGGAAGTGCTTTTTGTATTGCGAAGCTCCAGTTTTACAAGTAACTGCTAACTTCTTATCAGTCTGCTGCTGTGAGCACAGTCCTTCAATCTTAAGAATATAGTCGTTCGTGATACCATTATAGAACACAATACGGCGCATGATCTCAAAATTGTCAGCAGCCTTCGAAAGGTTTCCTGATGCAATCTCTGCATCACTACACCCAGCGAGACCCAATCCCAGAACAGCCACAGCGAAAAGATTCTTATTCATTTTGGCACTCCTCAAAAAGCGTTTTTCATCAGCGTAACTTCAGCGGTACGCTTCCAGTTCATCGGCATAGTCTTACGCAGATCAGCCAGCTTGACCGCACAACGCAAGCTCATTTCACGCAAACGAGTCTGATTAGAGATCATAAACTCCAGGATCTCGTCACTTTCGCCGTTCTCAAAACGATAGTCTTTGAACAGCTCACCGCTCAAAGCAATCTGTTTGATGCGCAGATACTTGTCACGCATAGTATTCATCGTAAGATCGATATAGTGGCTACGCGACTCAAGCGCACTCAAATGATCCTTAAGCTTCTGACTGCGGATCGTTTCAAATTTGATATTCGTAATAAAGATTGCAGCACCTTTGAAGTCAAACTTGTTAGGAATGCCTTCACGCTGGAGAAGCTTGCTGTCACTGTTCCAGTGAATAGTACGCTTCTTGTTAGTGTCCAACGCTGCCTTGAGAATGTTCAGCGACAGCTCGTCCATGAGGATCGAATCGCAGTCGTCGAACACAAGCACGTCGCCTTCGCGGCTGTATTCATACAGCTTGGCATAGAGACCCAATGCAGTGGTCGCACCCTTGACCACTTCGAATCGAATGTCTCCTTGCATTAGGTTAAACAAATTAGCTTCTTCTAGCTTCTTGACTACACCGTAGCTCTTACCAACGCCTGGCGGACCAACAACAATCATTGAACGCACAACACCTTCAACAACTGCCTGCGTCATTGAGTCCATAATATCAAATCGCTCACCAATGCGAGCCATTACTTCTTCGTCAGTTTCTTCTTTCTTGGGTTGCGTAGGCACTGCTGCAATCTCAGTGGTTCCGCCTACAATCTCAAAATCTGCTGTACTATCAACAAGCACACGAATGCGATCACGACCAGGTATAACCTCGCTTGCATCCACTGTAAGGAACGAACCCTTGTTGCCTTCAGTTAAACCCTTAACGAGGGGAAACACTGTATTCTCAATAGGCGCATTACGATAAGAGCCCTTTTTAATAAGCACATTAGCCATTTGGAACCTCATTGCATTGGAGTATGTTTATATATTAGCATAGCCTGCTGGTAAGTCAACATGCTTTTTGAAAAAAAGCATCTACTAGATCCTTAAGATCTTCGTCCAACATACAATAAGCAGCTGGATCGTTTACTGCATCCACAAAGTCTTCAAAATCCAACTCATCAAGTTCGATTGCAAGCAGATTCAGAAACTGTTCGCGTTCACTCATTTTGGACTTCAAAAAATCCACGTAGATAACATTGTCCAAAAAGTTGTCAACTTCATGCTTTTCAAACGTCATGTCATTCTCCTTTGACATTATGCGCCACGCTTGTCAGAGTTGAGCACCGGCTTCATTTTGCGGATGAGCTCGCGCTCGTAATTATGTGCTTCGGTCTTGCCACGCACAGTAGCGAGAACAGAGAACTCAAGGTCCTCCTTGCAGTCCAACTTGCGAAGCTCTTTGCAAAGCAACCAGTTGAGACCTTCGGTTTGAGCGCGATAGAAATGCTTGGCGATACGACTACGCACACTCTTGAGTACAGTACTCTGCGTCTTAGCAGTGACCCCAATGTAGAGCTTACGCCCTACGGAGATCTGGTACACAATGTGGGTTCGATCAGTGCGCTTCTTTCTCTGCATCATACTACTATAATATGCTCAAAATAGGATACGTCAACCTGAATTTTTGTAACATTTTGTGTTACAAAAAATTTCAATGAAAACAAGGGGTTAGCGAGTAGGTACTAACCCCTTGAAATTGTTAAATTTTTAGCAAGCGTTTTGCACGTTTGAACTCAAAAGTAGCAGCTTGCAAGTCAAAATTTGGATGTTTGTACATATAGTCACGCTTACGCTCGGCAATTTGCATTGCAGCTAGCAATACATACCTTTCCTCACGAGTTACATTTGTAAGCAATTTGGACATCTCTGTAAGATCTAAGCTATACTCTATCCATTTTTCTGTTGCTTTTATTTTGCTATACAGACTCTTTCCCTCATATTTAGGGCTATGCTTTGGGTATTTGGACGCAAACATAGCAGCAGAATTAAACATGTTGCATCTCCGTTAGCATGGAACATAGATAATAGCACATATTAGCCCCTCGTCAACCATAAATAATTGAGCAAAAAGGGTCAAACTATGAAAAAATTGACCAATACTCAAAGAAGATTAATGTCGCACAAAGCGATGGCGTTATTTCGTGCTCATCTTTTCAAAAGAAATAAACGACTTGATTCATCAATTACAGTTGAAATTAAATTTGTAAAATTGGATGATGCTTGGGGTGTATGTGATAATCACGATGTTGGAATTAAACCAAAAGAATTTACCATTTATATCAATCGTGATTTAAAGTTGGAAAAAGACGTTATTACAACAGTAGCACACGAAATGGTTCATGTTTGGCAGTATGCAACTGGTAAATTTAGAGACTATGCTGGGCCTGCACATAGATATGAAGATTACATATATGATGCAAATATGGCTTACAGAGATATGCCCTGGGAGATTGAAGCTAGAAAATTTGAAAAGATTTTGTATAAATTGTGGGCGAAAAACAATACATAAATCTTATAAAGAACTATATAGTTTTAACGCTAAAGAAAATTTTGACTGTTAACGCTTTAACTGATAAACATCCGGTACAGTGAAGGAACAGTTTAAACTTCGCCCATCCAAAATACCAATGTAAGCCTACTGAAATCAAAAAAACTATCTACAGGATGGTAAGCAGTATGAAAATAATTTGAAGGGAAGATTATTAACCTATTGCTTACCATCTCTGCATAGTCTGTCATTTGCCAAACTTTTCCTTCAGTATCATTGTTCCAATAATCAACTCCATTATGATGTAAGTTAGGTTTTTCTAATAATAACTCGCCCAACATGTTACTGTTACTTTCAAATTGAGTTGTTGGTTTGTATTTAAAAAATGCAGTGCCTCCACTACATTGATTGGGTTGATTTAGAAACAACAAACAAGTAAAAGATTGCTTTTCTGTTGTTTGATCAGTATGCACTATATTAAAATCGTTTTTACGTTTAGCTATTTGCTGAAACACATTTACTTCTATAGAACCAAATAATAAATCAGTTTCCTTATTAAAATAATGTTTAATAGATTCATATGCTAGTTCTAACAGTTGATTACTAGCGATAACAGGATATCTCAGTCTACCTTCTTTATAATCAATAAAATTGCGACTATTAGCTGTATTTTTCCAATCAGCTGCCGGGGAAGTAGACATAATATCGTATAATTTGTTATAGTCTTGAAGTACATTATCAACAGTAAGTAGTGTCATATTACTTTCAGCGCATTGACGACTTTGAACTGTTATTTCAGTGTTGATGTTTAATAAATTTTGCAATCTGAATATTTGATTCATACTTTATATTATATGTTCTAGATTTCAAATCTCATAAATATAAGAACAAATCAGGATTTATTATGACTATAAAACCCAGTGGTTCATCTCTTACACTTACTGAAATTGACAATGAATTTGGTTTAGGAACTTCGTTAGGAGTGATGAGAGGTGTTACTTGGTATCTAGATAATGTAACAACTACAGGAACCTTTGCATCTAGCAACTTAAAGTTTAGTGATTTTTATAGTAAAAAATCTGGAGATCCTGCTGGTTCTGGTACTACTACTTACTCCACACCTGGCAGTTTTACTTTTACTGTTCCACTGTTTAGAACTAACATTGTGATTGATGCGTGGGGAGCAGGCGGAGCACAGTTAGCAGATGGCGGAGATACTTCTGCAACAGCCACTGGATTAAATCTTAATGCTGGTGGCGGCAAAGGGGGCGGCGGCGGTGGCAGACGTACTACTAGCCCAGGAGGAATTGGAGGTACTGCTACAGGTGGAGATATCAATGAGCCGGGTGAAGCAGGCGGCACTGGAGGCACTAACCGGGGCGGCAATGCAGGCGGCCAAGCATACGGCGGCGGCACTGGCGGATCTGCAGGAGCTGATAATGGAGCTTGCGGAAATAATCCAGGAGGAAATGGCACTAGTCCTGGTGGTGGCGCAGGCGGCGACAGAGGTGTAGATTGCAGTAAAAACCCTGGCTGGAGCTATGCTGGCGGAGGAGGAGGCGGGGGCTTCGTAAGAAAAACATTAGCCTCAGGTGTATTAAGTGCTGGCTCATCGGTGTCAGTAACTGTAGGGGCAGGATGTCCAGATAGCGGTCAAGGCGGCAGTAGCGGTAACGGACAAGTAAAGATTACATGGAGCTAAAATGTTTTTTAAAAAATTTGAAAATAGCGAACCAGTTGGAGATTTAATTAAAGAACAGAATCTGCGTCATGTATTATTTGATGTTGATTTTGATAAGAATCCACCGGCAGCATTTTGGGAGACAAAAGGATACTGTGTAGTAATTGTAACCGATAAACCGGTAACAACTCCTTATCAAGTGGCAGTTGAAAACTTAACTAAAAACGAAGATAACACTTGGCAGCAGAATTGGCAAATAGTAGATGTATCAGAAAATGAAAGACAAAGAATTTTTGATGAACAACTTAAAAAGGTAAAAGATCATCAAAAAGAATTGCTAGACAATTATGCTGCTCAATTAGCTGATCCAGACGAAACTCCAACTGAATTAATGGTTATTCAGCATTGGATTGATGCTACAAATGCTATGGATCTGTCAGACCCGTTTAACGTAAAATGGCCAGATCTAGACACTGTTGCACCTAAAATGAATGACTTATTAATTGTAGAACGACAAATTCCAGAATCAAATTTAACGACTGTAAGGACAATATAATGGCAATCAGTTACGGCGGCAGCAACGCCTTCAAAAATAATAATATCAATGTCCATACAACAATATACGGGCAAGCGGGTGATTCATCTACTAGAATTTTGAAAAATCCAGGCTTAACGGCTGAAGACTATGCTCGTCGACACTATGTTGTTAGCGGAGGTTTTAAAGCAAGTTATCCAAATAGCAATGTTATGGACGAAACTGGCATGGTAGGTACAGTATGGCCGTTCAATGAGTACAAAGAAGTTGAATCTTTTATTATTACTGCGTTGGAAGACAATTCATCATATCATTGTATAACACCAGTTGGTCCATATCATGTTGAACATGAAAAATATAATCTAAAAGCTGGTGAAACTTTTAATGTTTATAAAGGTAATATCTACTTGTCAACAGCAGATTTCACAGTTAATGGATATGTTCACACAGCAGGAGCAGTGCTAGGTTGCGAAAATAATGACGCAACCATAACAATGAATGCCGACGGGCTAATTACACGTTTTTGGGCTGTTTGCGATCTTTAATCAGTTCGATAAAGTTCACTGGGATATGGTTTAGTGTAATGATCGCCGCCTATTTCAAAACTACGAGCTATTTCAAAAGCATTCGGCTCGCCGCTACCAATCCAAGCTTCATGATCAAATCGCCAATGTCCGTGGCCTTTAAATTGTGTAGCATTATGTGAAATTAGTTTATGTGGATGTATTAGTGGAACTAATTTTGCAATATATTCACTTCTTGCCCACCAAAAATTACTGGAGTGATGAGGCCAGGGCTCAGATTCCCAGTTTGGACCTGAAGTATCATGTGTTTGTAGAGCTTTAACATTATCACTCCAGCGTTCTATTACACACCAATTAAGCCAAGATTTCCAATCTTCAACATTAGGATTGCCCCAACGAGTAAGGCCTTTAAGATGTATATAACATATATCAAATGGTTCTGCTGCTTCTTTTGCAACTTTTTGCATGTATGTTAAACCAGGATATTCAAATAAAGCAGCACTTTCGCTTACCATTTGTAGTCTAACGTTTTCTCTTTTATTATTCAGTAAGGTTTGAAAAGTTCGCTGTCTGCCATTGCCTAATAGAATAATTTCATCAGCAGCATCTAGTAATTTACTAGATTCCATACATTCCCATTGTTGCTTAAAAACTTTATCCCAGTTAGCTAGTTCGTTGATATTCCAAAATACTTTGATTTTTCTCATATGTTTCTCTTTGTTAATGTACAAGCAGGGAGCTATTGGTCGCAACCTTTAGCGGGGTCATTTTGTTTATTGAATCCCGCTTGTAAACTTTGGTGGAGAATAAGAGAGTCGAACTCTTGACTGAAGCTTGCAAAGCTACCGTTATCCCGTTTAACTAATTCCCCGTTTTTATTATATATCATTTAGGAGTAGTACCTTCAATAATGTTAGATGTCCTGCGTTCTTCTATACGATCTATTAGATCGTCATAAAATCCTAATTCTTCCGCTATTTGTAATGTATTATTGTCGCGTTCTTGTCTTATAATAGAAAGCACAGTTCTTAGTTCTTTATCAATAAGTTCCATATTTCTAAATGCATAAAATTCTTTCATTAATCTAACCATGTTTCGAACAACATAAATTAGACATCCTAACATACCGATGTTTATCAGCAGCAACCACATATCCATTACTGTAATAAATTTCATTTTAATTTTCCATAAAATAAGTTTTACGTACAGGCGAATAATCTTTTATAGCTTCCTGAACAGCTTTATTAAAATGTTCTCTCATTTTTTCTTTAGCTGGTTCGACTCGTTCTGTTAAAATTTTATTCATTAAGTTAACATTGCTGTATTTTTCTTCTTGCCACATGTCATCTCTAGCATCAACAAAGTCTTCCAGTGCTTGTAAAAAATTATTAAAATGATCCATTGTGCATCCTTTGTTAATTTAATTATAACATTTTATGATTTACAGTCAAAAAAAAGGTGTAGTTACCTACACCTTTTTCTATTAAATTCTAAGTAATATTAGAACTTGTAGTTAGCACCAAATGTTGCAACGTTGTTGTTGCTAAACTTTGTACCACTAACAGCATCAATCCAGCGATAACGAGCATCAAGCTCTACACTGTTTGTGATGTTGTAACGTACACCTGCGCCAACGTTGTAAAGAGCTTTTGCATCGTCAGTCCATGATGATGCGCCTTTACCCCAAGCATTGAATCCAGCACCAACACCTGCTAGTGCATATGGAGTGAATGATGTACCTGGAATACCAAACTGTAGAATTGCATTAGCAAATGCTGTTTGGCCTGTTTGAGTAGTTGTTGGTGTTTGCTTTGTTGTGTAATCAAAAGTGGCTTCTGTACGTACATAACGATTCCACTCGTAACCTGCCACACCACCAAAAGTGAATGGGCTTGTGCTCCAAGTGTAATCAGCTACTTGGCCGAAATTCTGACCAACATATCCGCCTACATAAACACCATTCAATCCAAACACACTTGTTGAAACTGCTGGAGCAGATGCTGCCTTCTTGGAAGGTAAATCAGCAGCGGTAGCGACTGATAGGCCTGCCACTAGGGCAAACAATGCTATAATAAGTTTCTTCATTTTTATTTCCTTTTTGTTAAAACACTGAATTTAAAAATTCAGCTAGGTTGTTAAAATATACTAGCTTGTGATCATAATTGAAATGCACAAACAACCGTATATTATTTATCTATAATAAACTTAAACTTAGTAAAAATCAAGAATTATAAAGCTACTATATATTGTGATCGATCTAGCCATTCTACTACAAGTTGTGTCTCATTAAAATTTCCCGTGCCATATATACTTTCTTCTAAACATAAAGGCAATAATTTTAAGTCAATCATCTCATACCAGTTCATATTAGGCTTGGGTTTTCTATTTGATTTATAGACTGCTGCATGAATCCAGCCACGATCTTTATCAATTTTAAAGTGTCCATCTTTACAGTCAAAACCACACGCTATCAACATCATCATTAAACTGCCTAAACTAAAGTTAAAATAAGCCGCATTTTGATGGAAGATTTCTGCGGTCATATTGTCTTTAATATTAACACAACTAAAGTTATAAGGCACAGCAATAACTAACATTCCATCTAAAGTTAATATATCATGCCAGTGCATTAAAGTATGCATTGGACTTATACTATATTGTAGACTATTATGTGACCAAATTAAATTTTGACTGTTGGGATTTATACCAGTATCGCTATAGTCGCGTTTAATATAAGTTATGTTAGGGTCTTTAGGTAGACCTACGTCAGGCAAATTTATATCTACTGCTGTTACTTTAAGATTTCGAGGAGAATCATCTTCGGTTCTTTTTAATCTAGCCCACCAAGCAGCATCTAAGCCAGGATTACAACCCATATCAGTTACAGATTTAATGTTGTTCATAAAATCTTGATACCTGTTTAATATATCTAATGTTTCTAGGCTGTGATTATATGATTCTAAACTGTCCATTTATTCTTTCCACCAATTTAATTTTAGTATGCTATTGTCGCCATATTTCATACCGTTTGTATAATTGTTTATTTTATCTAATATTCTATTTGGATATAAATCTATATGATTAATATCTTTTATGAATACACTAACAAAATCTTTCCAAATATCATCATCTTTATCGCCTACAAATGACTCCAGCAGATGACATTTATTAAAACCATATATCCTTGCCCATTCAGCTAAAGCCATACCCGCATCAGGATAAAATCTCCAACAATCAACAGGCCATCGATGAAACTCTCCGTTACTGGGAGCTTGCATGTAAAACAAGCCACTTGGTTTCAAAACTCTTATAGCCTCAACAAAGTTCATCCAAAACAAACTAGAATGTTCAAAACAACTGCTACTGATTATAACGTCTACGGTATTATCTTCTATGGGAAGTTTATAAGGATGATCGACAATGTGATCAACGCCAGGTCCCGATACAAAATCATATCCAGTATAGGTAGCAGTATCTGGTTTAAGATTTCTAATAGACCCTTGTACATCTTGACTGCCAACTTCTACTATGTTTAAATTGTCGGCTGTAATGTAAGTTTCGAAAAATAATCGAGCATGATTCATTGCGCTTTTATGCATAGAAATATATATCATTAATTTTATAGCTCGAAATTAATTTTATTAAGTATGATTATGAAAATTGTGATTACCGGTTCAAATGGATTTATTGGCAGTTACTTAACTGCATATTTTAAAGAATATGGACACAGAGTATTTGAATGCAATCGATCTACTTTAGATCTATTAGACACAAATGCTGTTGATAATTTTTTTAAAAAAGAGACTTTTGATATTGTTATACACACGGCATTGAGCGGTAGAGAAAATTTATATGAATTAAAACAGTCGTTTAATCACGAAATTATTAAAAATAATTTAAAAATATGGGACAACTTAGTAAAAAATAGACACAGGTTTAAAAGATTAATTAATTTTGGGTCAGGTCATGAGTTTGATATCGATAACGATATCAATTACGCTGAGGAAAAAGACATCTTTACTGTAGATGAACCAAAGTTTACTTACGGATGGGTTAAGAACTTTATTGCTAGAGACATCCCTCAATATGAAGAATTTTATAATTTAAGACTATTTGGCGTATTTCATTATACGGAAAGTCCAAAAAGATTTTTTAGAAAAATTCAAACAAGAGCCAAACAAGATTTTCATATTGAAAATGATAAGTTTTTTGATTTTATAAACTTAGAAGATATTATTCCTATGATTGATATCATAATGAATGGACAAGCGAAACATCGCGATATTAACATGGTATATAATGAAAAATTTAAATTAAGTGATCATGCTAGATTATTCAACGACATCACTATGAGTCAATCTAATATTATTATAGATAATATAAGTGATAAAAATTATACAGGTGATAGCAGTCGTTTTTATAGTTACAATACGCCTAAGCTAGGAATAGAGTTGGGATTTCTTAGATACTGAAGTCTTCCATTCCTGCAACTTTAAGCTTTACTAGGTTACTCAATTGCCATTGTTTACTGTCAATGCCTTTCATTATGCCCAACCATTTATTTCGTAATAACGCAACTTCATTTATAATTGTTTCATAATCTACAACTTCTTGTTCGCCTTCAACGTATTTTTCTGCGTCGCGACTACTAAGTGCGCGAGCATAATGCTCGAGATATTTTTGAAAGTGTTTACGTCTAATAACACGAACTTGAATATTTAAATAATTTAATACTGCTTCAATTTCCTGTAATTGATTAAAACGATGTTCAGTTATGCCTGGCAACATACTGATAGATTTTTCTACATTACCTTTTATAGTAATATCATACTTGGCCTGCGCCAATTCATTTTCATAATATGCAATGAATTCTGGCACAGAACCAAGATCAGATACTACTTTTGAATACCACATCAATCTTCTTCATCAGTTTGTTCAAATTCAATATGTTCTTTAATGGCACTAAGCATAGCTTTATCAACTGCTAGATCTTGAAGATCACTGTCATCTATTCCTAAATCAATTAATTCATTGATGATGTGATCTGCTGCTGCTTGACGATCTTTACTTGGAATATATTCTTTGACAGTTTGCCACATAGCAATAAGATATTCTGTATCACTCATTTTCTACTACTTCCTCATTTTCAACATTAATGTTAGAAGTATTATCTTCCTTCCATTCATTAATGATTGTCATTAATTTATCATCTGTCCAACCTTTTCTAAATTCCTTTATAATTTCCCCCGTAACAGAACTTGTATAAACTAGTTTGTTACCATCTTTTTGAAGAATACCTTTTGCTTCGAACATGTCAAGCAATCCACTAGTAGGGCTCATCCCAGTTTCGTATGGAATTTCAACTTGTACTGATTCAAATGGTTTTGCATAACGTGTTTTCATAACCTTACAAGCACTACGAATACCATGTACTTGACTAGTCTTGTTGCCATCAGCATCAGTCTTTAACTTTAACTTACGCATAGCTACCACAATACTACTTGCATAGATAAATCCCTGTCCGCCACTGATCTTGTCATCAGGATCGAACATGTCTTGACTAGCATATGTATGATTTGTACAAACCATACCAACATTCATACTACCAAACATATTAACACAATTACGAACAAGTGCTGTTAATGCTTTGGGCTTGCGTCCCATGTCTCCCTTCATTTCACCAGCTTCAAACTGGTTAACGTCAGTGGGCGTTAGCAACATACCTAAACTGTCGATTACAAAAAGTACCTTGGGACGTTCTGTTGCATCTAATCCTTTATATGACTTCATAAATTCACTGATTGTCTTAGCAACATCATCAATCATTGCCATGTTTAGTTTTAAAAGTTTATCTTCGCTAGTATCTACGCCCAGGGCATGTAGCCAAGATTCGTCTAGCGCATTTTCGCTATCAATAAGCACAACATAAATGCCCTGCTCCTGCGCATGTCTAATAATATTACCTGAACAAATATATGATTTACCAGCGCCTGATTCGCCAGCAAATACTGTTACTTTGCCAAGTGGAATACCTTTATGAAAGTCTCCACTAATAAGATAATTTAATGTATAATTTCCAGTCGAGATCCAATCGGTTGGATCATTAAATCCAAAACTAAGGCCATCAATGCTCTTAGTAAGATCTTTACGAAATTTAGAAATATCAAAAGGTTTTGCCATGTTTTTTCCTTACTTTGTAAATATAACATCGTTGCCAATTAAGGCAAAATTTTTCATAAACAGTGTTCTGTATTCAGTTAAATTCTCTTGTAAATTTTCAAAATTAGCTATTAAAAGTTCATTTGGTCTGGGTACGCAATTCATTTCTTTACACCAATTGACATATTCAACAGGTGGTTCTTGCGTATAGGTTCGATTCAAATTAACTAAAAGTTGATTTGAAAATTGTTGATAATCATTCGTATCGCTAGAATGTACGTTATTATCAAAAAATTCCCATTTATTATAAGTGCTTCGTCCCAGCAAATCATAACGTAAGATAATATTTGATTTTCCAAAGATAGGTTTTATATTGCGTGGACTTTCGGTAAACAATGCAGTTTTACTAGTAACTCTTACTATCCACGCAGATTCTAGATCATGTAATATTTTATTAATACTATCTATGGAAAATTTAATACTTCGATCATTTAATTTGTCTGCGGGTATTAAATTCATTTGATGCATCTGCACCCAGGTTTTATGTAATTTATTGAGTTCAAATTGATTTACAGGGTTAAAATTATTAGCAATGTCTACTAACGGATCAATAAAATCAATCCCTTGAGTTTGTAAATCTATTAATATATTTTTTAAAGTTTCCATTTGTGAAAGTTTATGTAATTGAGAACTTCCCCAAATATGATTAGAATGTTGTTCTAACCAAAATTCAGTTAGCTCATTATCAATTGCAACACAGTTGATAAAATCACCTGTTCTTTTCCAAACTAATTTCATTTAAAAATCCAAAAGAAGAATAGGTGAGGCAATTTAAATATCGCCTCACCTTTATATAATTAAGACTTGCGATTACGAATCATTGCAAGAATTTCTTCTGCACGAGGATTCGCTGCCTTAGCTGTTTCTGTAACAACAGGGGCGCTAGCAGCAGGCTCATTATCCTCCCACGGAGCAGTCTCCACTTTAGGAGCGGCTGCAACAGGTGCTGGACGAGCAACAGTTGTCGGGGCTGGCGTAGAAACATCTTCCGCATCTGGATTGCTTCCTATACCTGCCGGCTTGTAATACTGACTCCAACGATCAGGATCATATGTTTGCCCATCAACTGATGCTTCAAACATTTCCTTAATAATACGGAGTTCAGTCTCTCCTGGCTTCTTTGGTAAGAAGTCTTTCAGGTTAAACAAGCCATATGTGTCGATTGCTGCACGTTCAGCGGCTGTAAGTGCAGACTCTTTGCGAGCCCACTTGCTAGTGCTGTAATCTGCATACTGACCTTTAGTAGTCTTGGTAATGGAGAAATCCAAGCCACGATCATAATCAGTAGGCAGTTCTTCAACCTCAGTGTCCTTTAACACTGCGGTAATCACAGGGTAGATGCTGGGGGACACTACAAACCTGCGAATTGGATTTTCAGGAACATTATCTTCGTTCATTGGAGATTCACGAACAAAGCCCTGAAATAGATAGCTGCGCTTCTTCCAATACTTACGTCCCATGTCTTCAAGGCTCTTGTCCTTAAACCATGTACGTACTTCAGTTAGAATCGGACAAGTTTCATTATACATTTCCATACATGGTACTTGTACAATAACTGGCTTGCTGCCAGGCTGTCCCTTAACGCCGCTAAATGGGAGACGAATCATTGCTCGTTCTACCCAGAAAAACATGTTTGAATTATCACCGTCGGGAAGAAAGCGGACTCTTGATGTTGTGCCTTCTGGAATGTTCCAGTGAGGGAAGACTGAGTTGTCTCTATTTCCGCTTGAGGAATTGCCGCTGCTGCGGTTTTCCATCTCTTGTAGTTTTGCTCTAATTTCTGCCAATGAAGCCATTTTAGTTTTCCTTTCTTTTGCCTAAATGTGCCATGAAAGACAACCGCTGTTGCCTTACATGTTTATTTATACAACAAATATAACATAAGGGCAAATATAGAATAAATATTTTTTTTAACAAATCGAAAGAAATTTATGGCTTATAATCTAGAAAGTTTTTGTCCTGAACCTTGGTCTCAAATTGAAATTAGTTTATCAGGAGATTACAAAATTTGTTGCCTTGCTCATTTCTCACAAGATTTTGGAATGGCAATGGACAAAAACGGAAATATAATGAATGTTTTAACGCACTCTTTTCAAGAAGCATTAAACAGTGAAACACACAAAGAACAACGATTAGATTATAGCAATAATGTTAAACCTCAAAGATGTAGAAATTGTTATGATTCAGAAGATAGTACACGTCGTCCTGAAAAACCAGGCGGAATTAGTAAACGACAACGACTGTTAACTGAAACTGCAATTGAAATTCCAGAATATGTAACTATAGATACAGTTGATCAATTTACACAACCCGACGGCTCTGTTAATTCAAAAATTGTTAATTTACATTTGAGATTTGGAAATTTATGCAATTATAAATGCTTGATGTGTAGTCCTAATAGTAGTAATCTTTGGTATGATGATTGGGTAGCTATACAAAAACCCGGCATTAAAAAGAATGTGTTTAGCATGGGATATAAAAAATATGCTATTACTAAAGACGAACATGATCGAAGCAGAATGGATTTTCCTGCTTGGTGGGAAACAGATATTTGGTGGGAACGTTTTACTGAAATTATGCCCCAGTTACGTTACATATATTTTACTGGAGGCGAACCATTCTTAGTGCCTGCTTTAGGTAAATGTTTAGATATGTTAATTGAAGCAGACTTAGCTAAAGATATTACGTTAAGATTTGATACTAATTTGTCAGTGTTTAATAATAAAATTATATCAAGACTTGAAAAATTTAAAAAGATTATAATGTGCGTGAGTATTGACGAAACTGGCGAACGATACAATTTAGTACGTAATGGCGGTGACTGGGATAATTTTATAAAGAATTTAAAAATTCTTAAATCTACTGATATGCATATCGAATATATTTCTGCTAGTATCGGTATAGCTACATTATATGTTATTCCTAGAGTTTGTGAAGTCAGTAACGAATATAAAGTTAGAGCATTTTTTAGATTTTTAGAAGGACCTAAATGGCTAGATATTAGATATTTGCCTACTAGTGCTAAACAAGAAATAATTGAAAAATATCAAGAATTAGAAAAAAATAACACTAATCCCAATCATACTTTTTGGTATAAAAGCGTTTACAAATTGTTGAACAAATATATGGACGAATCTTTTACAAATTACGAGCACTTAAATGAATTTGTTAGAGTTATGGATATTCTAGATTCAACACGCAATTTAAATTGGCGCGAAACTTTGCCCGACACTTATGATCTACTAAAACGTCATTGCGGAAGTAAACTCATTAAACTATAAAAAAACAGCAAGTAATTTCTTACTTGCTGTCTTTTACTTAACATTTATTTTTTATTAACGTAATCCAGCCATTTTTAATATCTGAGCTAACTGCTCAGCTGCTTCGCCTTCTGCTGAAACAGTTAGAGTTTTATTACCGGATTTTGAATCAAAATTCGAAGTAATGTTGACACTAGCTTCCTGTTCATCATGATGTGACATTGCATCGTCATGTGGCATCATATCACCACACTCTTCAATTTCAGCATCTACTTCTTCTTCAATTTCCTCACCGTCATTTATCATATCTTCAAGTTCTTTAATAACTTGATGTGGGAAAATTGATGGTCGTGCATCAGCAAAATCAGTACCTACAGCCTTACTTCCCAAACTAGCATCATTACCAGGAGCTTTAACTTCTGGCTCTGGTTTAGTAAATGATCCTGTAGGAGGACTTACAGGTTGATCAGTTGGTTGAAATGTTCTATTATTCCAGGGATTTGCAGGTTTAGCAGGTGTAGCAGGTTGCTGCTGTAGTTGTCTTTCTAATCCAGATCCTGGAGGAATATTTCCCGGGACATTTCTAAATCCGCTATTTGGTGTAGATGGCGGAGCAGCAGGCAATGGCGGAAGTGGCTGTGCTTTTGGAGGAGTATTTCTGCTTTGATCTGGATCTGTAAACATCTCAGGTTGTCTAGTAATAGGCGCTGCTTGCGGAGGAGTATCTGATGGTGCTGCTGATGTACTAGGAGCAGGCTCTACCTTAGGCGCAGGAGCAGGAGCAGTTGGTTTAGTTAAATCAAAATTTCCTGGAAACTTAGGCGCAGGGGTACTCATTCCAGGTGGCATCTGATATCTTTGTACAGGAGCAGTAGATCCTGGAGGACTTAGATCAGCAGCTTGAGGTCCTTCTGGTTCATACGGCTTTTTAGGATCAGGTTCACCAACTGGACTAGTTTGATATGGAATTGGACTTGGGCCTTCTCTATCAAAAGTTGACTGTGGCCCGGTCTTCCCTTTAGGTGCAGCGCCTTTAGTGCCGCCTGCACCTTGTTGTGGTTGTAGTGGTCGAACTTGTGGCTTTTCGCCTGCTATTTGTGTACCATATTGACGACCTTGCCAACTGAATGTAGAATCTCCGCGTTCTCTAGCAGCTCTAAATTCATCGCGGAAACTGCCTGCTTCTGGACTTGCTTTGGGATATACTGGATAATCGCCGCCTTGTGTTCTTTGTACTCTTGTTGGAGGTGTACCGCCTGCTGGAGCAGAGGCTCGAGGGGCTGCTGGAGCAGCTTGTGCATCTCTCATACGCTTGTCAGAAGCAAAAAAGTTTGCTGCGGTGTCATCATCTGAACCGCCTCTAGCAAATCCATATGGGCTATTGTTATTAGTACTAAAGCTTCCGTAATTATTTGGATCAGGATTAGCTGGTGCAGCAGCTTTCTTTTTAGGAGCTTCTGATAATCCAGCTAGTCTTCTGATATCACTAATATCTTCAATTAATTCTTTTTTGCCATTGGCCATGTTCTTATCTCCGCGATAATTTATTTATTTCAATCCTGCTAGGGTTAACATTCTGTTAATGCTTTCAGTTGCTTTGTCATCTTTTGGTACCGATGTTGATACTGTATCAGAGGATGTCGATGCAGCATTAGCAGGGGTTGGCGAATCTGTTCCGTCTCTTTCAGCTGCTTTGTCATCGGGTTTAATATTAGGTCTAATTGTTAATTCACGCGGCGAAATACTGTCTGGAGGAAGAACTTCTACATCAACAGTATCAGGTTTAAACACATTAGTTTTAGCTTTAGCTGCATCTGCTGGAGACATTTGCACAGTTGCTTTTTGACCTTTAGAAACTATGTCAGCATTAGCATCATTAGGTGCTTGTATAGAACCTGGCGTTCCTGTTATATCTTTAGGTGGTTCAATTTTTGGATCATCAGGGAAAGGAGTTCCTTGTGCTGCACGTTGTCTAGCAGCCCAACTTGGGTCGCCCGATATAGGAGCAGCCATTGTCTTAGGTGTAATTGGAACATATTTCTTGCCAGCGGAACTTCCGCCTCCTTGTTGTCCGCTTGCACCAGCTGTTCCTTGTGCTCCAGCGCTTGCGCCTGATCCAGGACTTCCAGACCCTGCATTTGGCGTTCCTTTTGAGGCTTGTCCTTTGGGTGCTGCGGCGACGCCTGCTGCGGAGGTAGACGATCCAGGCATTGGACCAAATATTCTCTCTACCTCTTCCGGACTTATTAACATTACTTCCACACCACGGGTAGTGTCTACTTCGGGTGGTTCTGTTTTTTGAGGTAACAAAATATCTTTTGCTATACTTGTAGGAGCGTCTGCAGGAGCAGGAGGCTGAGCAGGTTCAGCAGTTGTAGGCACACCTGTTCTCGGTGCTGTTGCAGGAGCAGATGCAATTGGCTCATCTTTTTTATCGCTTGGAGGTTCAACACTAAATGTACTAGGTTCTGTTGTTGTAATTACTTTTGGCGTTTGTGAAGCAGCATTAGCAGTTGGTATTGGCTTTTCAGGTGCTTTTACTACAGGTATATCTGTAGCAACAGGTTCCTGACTTGGACTAAGTGCTTGTGGTTCTTTTGGTTCCGGTGCTAGTTTTTTAATCGTCTTAATTGGTTTAGTGTCGGTTGGCACGTTAATCGTAGTTTGTGCAGGTTCTGGTGCTGTAATTGTCTGAGGAGCAAGCTGTTTAATAGGTTTTCTAACAGCAGGTGTTGGTACAGCAGGCTCTTCTGGCGGGATCAATATATCCTTTGCTATGCTTTTAATTGGCTTAGGTACAGGAGGAGTCTGTGTTACAGGTTTTGGCTCTTCAGGTGGAGTTAAAGTTTTAATTGGCTTAGGTACAGGAGGAGTCTGTGTTACAGGTTTTGGCTCTTCAGGTGGAGTTAAAGTTTTAATAGCTTTTGGGGTTTTAGGTTGTTGCTGTAACTGTCTTAATCTTTCTTGTTCTCTAGCCCAAGATGGATTTACATAACCTGGAATATCGTCCCATTCCTGCTCAGGCGGAGTAACATCGACTTCAGGTTCAACTCTTTGTCTTCTGCCTTTTTTACCCCGTTGAGGCCTTTCTACAGGCTCGGGCTCGTCGTCTGGTTCGTAACTAGGAGTAGTGTAAACAGGATAGTCTCTACTATAACCTGGGCTTGTGCTGTATGTTCCTACGTCGGGGCTTGTTCCATATGTGCCTGTACCAGAACCATAACCGGTACTAGGATAACCTCCAGATCCTACTCCAGGAATACGTTGTATAGTACCATATCCTGAACCTGCACCTGTGCCAAATTGTCCGTTACCTGATCCTGGCACAGTTCCGTAACCTTGTCCAGTTCCTGTTTGCCCTCTGCCAGTTCCGTAAGTTCCTGTGCCAGCACCAGCACCTGTTCCAACCTGACCGCGACCAGTTCCAATTGTACCTGAACCTGGTCCCGTGCCATATGTTCCTGCACCAGTTCCGGTTCCTGGACCAACACCTGTGCCTCGTCCAGGACCTATACCATCATCATCGTCGCCGCCAAAATCACGTCTAATACCTTGTCCTACTGCCCTAGATCTTTTTTCATCACTATAATCATATCTATGAGTACGTACAGTACCGTCTGGTAACTTTTCCTGCCAAGTTCTAGCTTGTTCTACTAATAATTGTTTCTCAGTTGATACTTTTTCTTTAGCTATACCTGATAATTCTTTAAGTCTATTAATATCTTCTGACATTATTGTTTTCCAATTCCAGCTAAAGCTTTAAGTAAATCAATTGATTCTCTTTTTTGTTGATCAATTGGAGTAGGATCAAAAATTGTTTTTGGACTTATATCAAATGTAGCTTTTGTAGGGGTAGACAAATCGGGTTTTTGTTGACTAATTGGCGTATCTGCAGGAATACTAACTGCTTGTCTAAGCCTTAAATCTTTAGCTTTTTCTGGGCTCATTTCGCTATCGCTAGGACTAGCTAATTGATCTGACGGTGTCATTAATGCCAATGGAAGTGCTAGTTTTGGAGCGATAGTTTTAATAGCTTGACCAATTAAACTACCAGGGGAACCTGCTTTAATCTTATCATCTGGACTTACTTTAATTTCAGGACTTGCACTGGGTGCGTTTGGTCCTTGCATACCTTTAATTTGATCGTAAGGAACTTTTAATTCAGGAGCACTCGAAGTACCCGTAAAAGTTCTAGAGGGTGGTTCCAATTTAGGTGCAGGTTGAAATCCTTTATCAGGCAATTGAGTAAATTTGCCTGTGTCGGGACTAAAAGAATATCTTGGTTTGTTAATAGATACTTCAGGAGCACTCGAAGTACCCGTAAAAGTTCTAGAGGGTGGTTCCAATTTAGGTGCTGATCTTCTTGGCATAAAATCATCTAGAGAAGCAGCCTGTGGCATTGTAGGGTTAGCTTCTTCTAACTCAGACTTTTTTTTTACGCCCGATAACCACAACATAGTGTCTAACGCTTCGTTAGTTGTTCTACTTGCAACACGCTCACTAATACGATCCATAGCTGATTCTGGCGGATCTTTTGTAAATCCAGGATCATCATCTTCTAAATCATCAGTTGAATCCTCAACACTTTCATCAGGTTGATCAATCATACGAGTTAATGCATCTTTATCTGCTTGGCTTGGTCCAGGACTTCCAGGCAATGGATCTGTATTAACTGGCTCGTTGGAAGGAGTTTGAGGTTTAAATGCGCCAACCCCCAACTTTTGCTGAAGCCTTTCGACTGCTGATAAAGGAGGAAGCGGATTGCGAGGATCTTGTACAATTACTGGGCCATCTTCTTCCATTTCATATTCTTCTTCGCCAATGCTATCTACATAATTTTCAAATTCCATTGACTCATCTTTTACTTTACCGTACAAGTCTTTACGCTTACCAAAAGAACTTACACGAACTTCTTTACCGTATTCTGCGTTGCTAGCAATTTGGCGAAGATCATCTTGATAACGTTTAGCCAATTGTAAAGCTATTTGCATATCTTCGCGACTTGCTTTGCCATCTTCTATGTCTTGCCCAATTTGACTAGACCAGTTTGCAATATCGCTATCATCCATGCTAATTCTATCAGCAATTGTACCTAATACCCGACGCAATAATGCACGACCGTCTGCATACTTACTGCTAGCAATTAATCTATCTTCTGATGGATCATCTTTAAGAACTAGTCTCCATGATGGATCGCTTAATTTCTGAGCCACAGTGCCCGCTGATTCCTTAAGGTTTTCCATAATATTTCCCTTATATTGTTTGTAAGCCTTAGCGGCACTATTGATCCAATTATCTAAATTCTCATTGTAAACTTGTTGTACAAACATAGGTCTAATGTCATCAACATCATCTTGTTCAGCTAAGATTTTACCTAAATCTTCTAAGTTTTCATCAAATCTGCTATTGTTAGCTAATCTAAACAAACTGCGTTTAATACTTTCTTTAATAGCGTGTGCAGCAACAATTACTTGCCCTGCGTCTTCGCTTTCAAATGTCTTGCGACGTGTAGCACTAGCAAAACGACGTAAATTGGCCATTTCGTTTACAGCATTGCTAATAAGTCTGCCATTATTGTCATATGGATTTCCGCCTCTACCAACATGATTGGCCATTGCCTTAGCAGCCATTACGCTCTTAAAAGGCAGTAAGAATCTTTCTCCTGATTCATTTACTAAGAATATACGATCAACTCGTAACAATCTATTATTTGGATTCTCATCCATTCTTTCGCTGTGAATAACATGAACTTTTACGTTACCTACATCGCCTTCGCTAACAGTTCCGCGACGTGCCCAAAGCACACGACTTTCGCCAATTTGGCTTTTTTCTTTATTTTGATTTGACACGAATTGTAAATCCTTATGGCTGAGTACATCCTTAGAGATGTCACGTATTTCTAATCCCATCATATGACCTTTAGCAAACTTTCTAATTTCTTGTAAAAATTTATACCAGTTTTGTTTTTCTGCTCTATCCATGTATTCAGTGATATCTTTAGAAAAATAAACTTTCAAATTTTGATTATCAATTAAACTTGCAGTAATATTACCAAATTTAACTTCATCCTCTTCGTAGTCAAAGTTAAAGAATCTTCCGTCTTCAGGATTAGATGTGGTATTACCGTCTTGATCACCCATAGTAATGCGAGGGAATCTATTACGTAGTTTAAAAAATAAATCGTTTGCTGCTTGTTCTATGCCTGACATAATGATATTTAGCTGATTTCAGCAAATGATTGATAATAGTTAAATGACAATAAATGGCATAGGTTCTATTACATCTTCTAATTCATCGCGTAAATTTTCGCTTATTTCTTGATCATAATTTCTTAATTGCAATGCCATTCTTATGACTAACAGTGTAGCCATGACTAGATCATCTGTTTCGCCTATTTTAGCTTTATATGTATTTCCTGAGGCAACAAAGTTTTTTAATTCGCTAATTAAAATCTTACTATTAACTTTCATACGATCGGTTTCGATCCATAATTTTATTTTTGCGCAGGCTGAGATTTTAGCTCTATGACTAGTATTAAAACCTTTTCGATACCGTCTATTAGAACTTTTAGTTTGCCCCATTGGTTCGCTTAGAAACTGACCTGGTATATGTTCTTCACCAATATCATATATTGCGTTTAGTGCTGCTTCGCCAATGGTATTATTCTCTACGCTATAATAAATCAGTGTGGGATCATCTATTTCTTCAACAAGATATTTGCAAATTTCACTCATTATTGCTACTTGTCTTTGAATAATAGTTAAATTGTGCTGCCATTCTGCAACTTGATTCATTGTTGTTAAATCCCAAACTTGAATAGCAGCAGGATCTCCTCCTGTACCTAAACTAGGATCTAACGCTACTGCATAAGTGTGATTTTTAACTGGTTTTGCATACCATCTAACTTGTCCTTGTTTTTCAAAAGGATTAATGCCTTCTAATATTGCTAATTTACTTGGAGCAATAAGTGTTTCATCAAATATAATAAACTTACATTCGTGTTCACGTTTAAATCTATCTTCCCCAATACTGCTACGTTCTTGATCAGCCCACTCTTTAGTTCTTTCAGGATGTCGATCCCATGGAAACATGATTGGAGCAAATCCGTTCTTACCAACTTTAGTTTCATTACCATATTCATCAAATTTATGATTAGCAATTTTCCAAATTTCAGCAAACTGATCTTCATCGCTATTGGGAGTACTTGTAACAATAGCTTTACCGCCTGTTGATAGTGTTGGGCTAATAGAGGTCCAAAATTCTTTGGCAATAGTAGGTCGAACGAATGCAAACTCGTCACAATATAATAATGAAATTGCCATACCACGACCAGTAGTTTCTGTAGTTGTTGCACTTACAATACGACTGCCGTTATCAAATTCTATACTACCTTTATTATAACTAGTTACACCACAACGAATAAAGTCAGGAACATTTTCATAAGCATAACGAATACGTTGCATAATTTCTTGGGCGCCGGTATATTTGTGAGCTGCAACAAGAATAGTGCTGTCAGGCACAAACATAGCAAACCAAAGTAAGTAACCAGCAGCACATGTAGTTTTTCCCATTTGCCGTCCCAGCATATTAATGCTAAAACGATTGCTGTGATAATTGTTTACTAATTCAATTTGATAATCAAATGGTACAAACTTTATTCTTCCACGTAATGGGTGTTGTATATAGAAATAATTTTCTAAAAAATGCATTGGTCCAAAATCTGGGTCAGCACATTTTTCAAGTTCTAAAACTTCATCGATGGTATAGGGAATTTTTAAAAAAGGTTTTTTAGTTAATGTATCAATATTAGGCATTGTCAATACTTATAAAATTTGTTGCTTTGTTAATTGCTGTGAGAAATTTATTTTAATATTACTTATAGCACCGAGTCCTATTGTTTTCAAACAATTTGGCATAGTATTAGACCATAGTCGCCAATTTTTTAGTTCTTGTGTTCTTATTTCTCGCTCTGCAGGAGAAAAAACATGTCTGTGGTTAATAGATTCTATTTTAATATTAGCCCATTTTTCTAAATAGTTTATGAATTCTTGTTTAGTTAAATTAATTAATGTCTTATTTCTATGATTTATAATTAAATTGATAATTTTACCGACAGGAAAATCTCCTCTAATTCTTTTGCTATCTTTGCTTACACCGTATTGTAGTAACCATTGATCAAAATCATTACTTTGATATATTTCTTTAAAAGTATTATCAAACAGTATAACAAAACCACCATAATAACCGCTGTGGCCAGTGGTATCAAAATAATTTGGATCATCATCATTTTGATACGATCTTAATATTGTTTTCCCTAAAATTTCTTCTGCTAAAATAACATCACAATCATGATCAAAACTATGTAAATTTAAATCATCTATGTTTTCAAAATCAACCCATTTATTAAAACGATCTGTTGAGGTTTGTAAATGTAAATTATCAACTGTGCCTGGTCTTATAGTTAAAGTTTTTGCTATAGGTTTTTCTTTCTGCACTGTACACCAATGTTCTAGAAAATGAACTTGATGGTTTAAATTTTGAATTAATTCATAAAATCTTTCTTCAAAAGAAGGATGAAATTTTACTGTTGCTTTATCTCTAACATTAAATTTTTTAAATGCCTGCAATGTAGTGAAATATCTATGTATTCGATTACACCAACTATGTTCAAAGTTAAAAGATTCTGGTTCGCTTTGTATTGGCCAAGCAACTCCATTCTCGTTCAATTCTTGAATAGTATTCAATATACTTTTATATGCAGATTCGATCGTTTGATAATGTTTCTCATCGTTGGCCTTTTGATTTTGAAACTCAGTTAAATTGATTTGAAATTGATAAACTGGTTCGTTATATAAATTCTTTACATGATTATACCAACGATCAATTACTGTATTTTTTAAACAATCAATTGTTATCTCGCAATCGATTTCGTTAAAAACTGTAAAATTTATCTTTATTAAATTTTGTTTTTGAACTTGAAATAACATAACATTAGTTATCTAATATAATTTTGGCATTTATATATCTAGTTTTTTGATAGGAATCAAGATAACTCAGATTTATTGTTTGAATTGGTGCTTCAATGTTGTGTTTCCAATGCCAAAGGAATTTATGTATTTTTGGAAATTCTGGAACTAAATCCTCTGTTTGCCATAGAAACTCTTGAATTAAGTTTCTGTGGTCTGGCATATAGTAATAAATTTGCAAGGTAGCTATTCGCCAATCACTCCAACGAAGCATAAAAATATTTAGTTGACATTTTGAAAAAGCAATATACAATATAAAAGTATAATTTTTTGTTCGGTAAATAAAAAAGATGTCAGCAACATTAATTCTTAATGCTAACTGGCAACCACTTTCCTGGTTACCCCTTAGCGTCATAGATTGGCAGCAAGCAATTAAGCTCCAATATATGGATAAAATCAAAGTTATTGAATACTACGATGATTGGGAAGTTCATAGTCAAAAGCTTACCCTTAAGGTACCTGCTTTGGCTGTTACTAAAGATTATCATGCTTTTAAACGTGGTGTTCGTTTTAGTCGAGCTAACTTATACCTACGTGACTTGTTTCAATGTCAATATTGTGCTGACACATTTGATCATCACGAATTAACTATTGATCATGTAATACCACGTGCTAAAGGTGGTCGAACTAATTGGGAAAACTGTGTAAGTGCTTGTGTTCCTTGCAATCAAAAGAAAAAAGATAATTATCAAAAACCTATTAGGGAAACCTTTAAACCAGATTATTGGCAATTAAGTGCTAGACGAAAGGATCATTGCTATGATGTTCGTCATCCTAGTTGGAAACCTTATCTAGAATAGATTATCGTGGACGGCGAGTTGGAGTGAATTTAGCTATAGGACTAACAGCATTTCCGCCGTCCTCTTCTTTTTTGCCTTTGCGACTTACAAAAGTTGACTTGTAGCCCATCATACGATTTGCTTTGTCAATAATAGCTTGTTCTTCTTCTGCGTAAGGCGTCAACCAATAATTATTAGCTATTGGTCCAAAAGGAGACATTGTTTCATCGTGATCTGGAGCGCGGGCCATAGCAACACCGTGCCTATACATATAGTATGTTCTGTCTGCATCGGGTATTGTTTGTGCTGTAGGAAACGGTAAAGGATGATAATTTTCGCCGCTTACGTCTCTTTGCTGTTCAGCAATAAACTCTTTTGCTCTCATAAAATTATTTACCTAGTCCAAACAACTTTTTTAATTTACTTAAGAAAGTAATTTTTTCAACTTGGCTTGTTTGTACAACTGCTGTAACAGATACAGGTTTAGTTTTTGGGATATAAGCAATTAGACCAGTTTCGAAATTTCCACGTTTTTCAGTGTACAAAGGTGTTGATCCTTGTGCTGCTGCCATTCTATTGCCCTCATTAGTTACGGGAAAAGTTAATACACTAAAGAAATCTTTCATACCCCATTCTGGATGAATTTTAGCACCCATATCTGCTAGTTGTTCTTTATATAAATCCATTTTATTAATTTGTAATTCAACATATCCTTCAATTACTACTCCTGGCATTTTAGCAATGCTAACCCAATTGCGTTGGCCGCCTGCTGTTTGACTGCTTCCACTTATAATTGGTTTGTCTAATACAAACAGCAAAGTGTAATAAATTGCTTTAGCGACACCTTGATTTCTATATTCAGGTTCAGTAGTAATTCTACTAACATATACGCTGTTTGGGACCATTCCTCTTGACATAAGATCTGCTGCCCCTACTACTTCATCATTTTCATTTATAACAAAGAAGCTTTGATAGATCCAACTTTTTTCTATTAGAGCGTATCTAAATTTAGAATTAGGAATTGGTTTGGCTTTTTGCAAAATTTCTTCATTACTAGTATTGATATAATCCGAATCATTTTTATCTTTATTAGGATCTTTAAAATCAAGACTCCTAGCTTTACGAGCATCTATAGGGCCAAGATCTTCAATTTCACGAAGTCTCACTTTTTGCGTCCTCTAAATGCTATTGGCATTTCGCCAGTTAATAATGGTTTACTAAACCAAAGTTTAAACCATTCTTCTGTGCCAGGTTGAATATTCCTCTCACGTTCTATTTGTTTAAAATTAGTAGCTTGTTTACTAGTTTCTTCGCCATAACTAGTTTTAATACCGGCTAGAGCTTTTAGCTCGGCTATATTCATTTTTGTTTTCCGCTATTTTGTGGAACCGGGCTTATTTTATTAGTGCTATCATGTTCTTTACTTTTACCTTTAGTAAAGTACATGTGTTTTTTACCCATTTTCTTTAAACTGCGCAACAGCATAGCTTCTTCTTCAGGTGTATATGCTAATGCAAACGGACTTACATTAAAATGTTTATGTCTAGCAGGAACATCTCTATCGGGGTCTCCTGCAACTACACTCATGAATCTATAATATTCATAGTAACCATCCATATCACTTAAAAGCATACTGGGATTTAGAGCACTGATGTGTAAATCGTTTGATTTAGAAACTTTCATTTCACTAACAAATTCTTTAGCTCTCATATTACTTGCCTTTAAGAATTTTACTTACCGGTTTGTTACTCCACATGCGACATGACCAGTAACCTGCTGAGGTTCTATCTTTTTTACTTGAGCAGTTATGTCTAGCACGAAAATTTTTACGACGAGCAGGATTATCTCTTTTAATACTCATCTTTTTATCACCAAAGTTTACTTTTTTAATATTACCGGTTTTTGGATCACGAACGTAAACTTTATATTTCTTCACATCGCCTGCTGAAGGCTTACCTAGGCTAACTTCTCTTCCTTGATATTTTGCTTCTTCTACAGATTCAGTTGATTTAATTTTTTTATTAATTTGATCTTTAATTTTTAATTGTGCTGCGGCAGCTTGAATTTCTTCTGGTTTTGCTCTGTAAGGACTTACATTTAAATAACCAATTTCTCTAAATGCGTCTGCTAAAATATTTTCCAAACCTTCTGGGTTTTCTAAATAATAAAGATTATAAGCTACTTTAACAACATCGCCATCGTCATGTACTTCATGCCCGATATAGTACCCATCTCCAATACTATCGCGGTCAACATTAATACCGGCTTCTCTAGCACGATGTAATAATGCTTTAGCTTCAGTAGTCATGGTATACCCGCACTCATCACAGCGCATCTTAGTTTCGCCCAAATTGTACAGAGTGCCCATGCCGCACTCTGTACATATTTCTGATTCTATAACTAGATTGGCTTCAACAAGCATCGCCCAAGCAGCTTCATCCATTTCTACAGTATAACTATCTTCTGTATGTTCGACTATTTCGCATTCAATACTTAGACTTTCGTTGATTTGAAAATCAAAATCATCGCCAGTTACGGGAGCAGATAACATGCGCTCTGTGTCTAAAACATACTTGCGAAATTCCATTGTACAATCCTTAGTATGAAGTAGCTGTTTGCATTGGATTATCGCCAGGAGCTACACGTGGTGCAGTCATCTTAGCTCTAGATAAATCGTTGCCAGATGGAATAGCAGTTTCTGAGTCATAAACTACAGGCTCAGGTGTTGTGCTAGCATCGTATGCGCCATCCATCATTGGTTCATTAGACATATCAGGCGCACTTCTATCTAAAATTGCAGCTAAACTTGGAACTGGTCCTGTAGATGGCATACCCATTGGGGCAGAAACTGGAGCAGGCTCTGGAGCCATAGAAGGTGCATCAGCACCTTTTACTGTCTTTGCACCAATCATACCAGCTAGTTTAAGAATTTCAGCAAGCACCGCATCGCTACCACTTAGAGTAATTTGTACGTCTTCGTCAACTTTTTTGCCAAAATATTTTTCTTGTTTAGCACTCATGCCTTTTTTATCATCATCTTTGTCATCACCGTCGTCTTTTTCTTTAGCGGCTTTTGACATAGGCTCTTCTTTATTGCCATCTTTGTCTAAATCTAAGAAATCTGGCTTTTTATCTTCAGCTACTGGTTTAGCAGTCATTGCTTCAGCAGCAGCAATTGCACGACCAATTTCTTCAGGACTGCGATCTGCAATCTCTCTTAGTCTTTGTAATACATCAATCATATGCATGGGTTAGTTTCCTTATTTTTTCATAGGGTTAGGTATTTTGTTTTGTTTTGTTCCAATAGGACTTGTTTTGCCCTGTGGCAAATCATTTGTTGTTGAAGCCTTAGAAGTTTTTGTAGCAGAATACTCGTACTGATATTTTCTTGATTCTTTATCAGCAATAGCTTGTTCTAAATCTGCTAAAACTTGAGGATATGTACTGTTTGGTAAATCCTTATCTAAAATAGCTTTACCTTCGCCTGCTTCACTTGCTATTGGGCTAATAATAACTTCTTGGTTTGGTGTTGTTACCATGGCCATACTTGCAGGAATACCAATTTCGTTAAAAACTGCTGATAATTGCTGCGGAGTACAAGGATAATTTGTTACGATGTCAATAATATGAATTTCAGGATTTTCTAGATGGTCAAATCCATATGCTTTTTGTGTGATAGGTAAACGCTTTGGTTCACTTACATCTTCAACACCGTATTTTTCTAATGCATGTTCTAACTTGCTGATTAATCTGTTGTCACAGTCGCAAGCAAGTCTTACTCGAAACATATACTGTTTCGCACTTTCAGTAAGAAATTCTGTAAAAGATTTCATTTTCAAAATACCTCTATAGTATATTTATTGTTGCCTAAAGTTTTTCATCAATTCATTTCTATCCCAAACTTTAGCTTCAACATCAACTGTATTGTCGTCAGTTTTCTTATCAGCTTGCTGTTTCATTAAACGAATTTTAAGTTCTGTTTCTTTAAGTTTCTTTTGTGCTTTTCCTAATTTTGCTGTTACCGCATGACCTAACATCTTACTAGCACTATCAAATATTGGCGCACTAAAACGAGGCTCAACATTCATTCCTAAACTCATTAAATTATCAAAACTTTCCATTGCTTTAGTAGTAAGTTGATCTAATTCGTTATCGGTGATGTTATCGGGTTCAACAGGCAAAGTAGCTTCAATATCATTAGCTACAGTTAAAGCATTTTTTATTTCCTCTTTAGAAATATCATTTGATGATACTTCAGGAAGATCAAATAATTCTTCAAGTTTCTTATTCATAATATTACTTATTTGACTTTGAATTTACGAATTTTTTTAGGATTGTGGAACATTTCTGCTTCAGTAATAATTCTAAAATTAATACCGTTAGCTGCACACCAGGCCTTTGCTGCTGCCCATTTGTGAGCATTTAAAATTGCCATTGCTTGACTACGCTGACTCTTTCCTACTGTTTCTAATACTTCGCCACTGGGTTTGATTTCAACTAACTCGGCTTTTTGTTTTCCATTTTTATCTTGATAAACTACAAAAAAGTCTGGAACATATATTGTGTTTTTATTTGTAAATGGATTATGATAAGGAATATGAATACTTTCGCTTGCCCAATTAATAACATTAGGATGATTATCGCAAAATGTCATAAACGCCCATTCCCAACTGCTACGATAAGTTGGATCTCTTTTACCAGCATACTTTTTAGGATTTTTTAGGGAAAACTTACCTTGAGAATATTTGCTCATGGCAATAAATTCCTTTGCACCCAAAAATTAGTTGTAACATTGTTATTAAAACCAATCTTGCTTGTTGCTGGTCTTAAACTATTAAAAAAAGCAATTAATAAAGTTTTTAATTCACTTGTATTCGCTGCTTTAGTAAATTCATTTAAGATTTTTAAAGGGTCTAACTTATTTTCATAAGTTAATGATATAACACTTTCTGTTAATTGCTTTGCTGCACTAGTGCTATCTGTTTTAGATCTAAAAAATGCCAGAAGTTGTTCATAAACTTCTGGATCAATGTTTACAGAAGGAGTAACGGTACTGTTAAACAGCAATTGCGAATTTGTTAATGATCCTGGTAAATTTGTAGCCATACTGTATTTACAACTTTAATTACCATTGATAGAAGAGTAATTTGCCAAGTAATCTTCTGCTACTGCATTAATATCTGTACCGGGTGCTAATTTAATACTAGAAATAAACTGTTGTACTGATCTAATAGAATCTTTATCATAACCTTTTTCAGACAATGATTGTTCTAAATTTTGACCATTATACACTGCTTGAGTTAAGTTATTATTTGCATCAGTTAAAGAAGAAATAGGCATTGGTGGGGGATGACCGTAATCACTTGCTACTACCATAGAATTTGGATTTTTAAGATATTGCTCTGCTATTTCTTGATAATTTGGGCCAGGCGGGGAATTACCATTTTCGTCAGGAGGTAATGCAGCACCAAATGCTCCAGTCCCTTGACTCATAATATAATAATCTGCTGCGGTAATTTGACTAGGTGTATAACCTTTTTGTAATAAAGCATTTTGCCAACTTGAAGTAGGATATAATGTTTGTCTTTGTGCAGGAGTTAAAATTACATCTCCATCACTTAAACATACTGCTGGTTTAATACAATTAACTGCACCATAATCTACATTCACATCGCGTTTAGTATTAATTGTTGGAAATATATAGCCACTTCTATTTGGCAAATCATAAGTGTTTTGCAAAGCTACAGCAAGTTGATTATTACTAATTATTGCACTAGCAGTTGAAACATTTCTATTATAATCCAATGTTTGTGATAAACGATTTGGATTATTACTGTAAGTTTTTTTACTTTTTACACCATTTGCTGTAGACTTGTTAAACAATTGTCCTGTTGAAAAATTAACTTGAAGACCAGCAACTCCACTAGTTAACGGACTCATAGTAACATCATAAGTTTCTGGCGCATCTTGTCCAAACCCTTCAATTCCAAATACTGAATCTATATTATCATCATACGTAACGCCAGTATAGCGAACAGTCATATTAGCTTCAACTGTGCCTGTATTATCTGCATAATCTAACGTGTCGTGTGTAAAATTAGTTATGAGTGGATTATGAATAGTCATTTTTTGTGCATTAGAGCCATTCATACAATAAATGCTTATGCTATCTAGATAAGGACTTGTTGAACCAGTATCTAATCCCCATCTAGATTTCTGACGGGTATCATATTTGTCATCAACAATATAATCAATATCATTATAGCTACCATCAGCATAATAGTAATTGTAATAACTTCTCCAAAAGTTTCTTAAACTTCCTATATTATCATCGTGAAATTTGATATTGATTGGTGTATACTGAATACTTCTTTGCACTAAAACTTTTTTATTATATTGATTTAATTCTTGTACTTCCATTTGAAATCTTGGCATATCAATTGTTTTAACAAGATAACTTAATTCATTTGGCCCAACAGGAGCAGGAGCATCAGTAAATTGATCTGAGCTTGCGGCAGGATTTAAATTGAATGTTACGTAAAATAGAAATTTATATTTAGGTGCTCTAGCATAATCGTTTGTACGGAAAATCTGTGCGGCATGTTTATAATCCCGCACAGACTTATTACCTAACGAAAACCAAATCCCTTGGCCGCTTGTAGCCATATGCTTTATCCAGTTATAGAAAAGTTAGTACTTACTTGACCTTGTGCTCTAACGCTAGTACCAATACCAGATCCTACTGGTGTTTGTAAAGCATTATCATAACGAATTTGCATTTGAATTGTTGCATGTTCATTATCTTTATAATCAAAGTTATTGTAGTTTACTTCGCTAATAAAGCATCCATAAAGTTCCCAAGTTTCAAGAACATTTGGAGCAATATTTCCGTTGCCGCCGTCTAATACTTCAAACAGCACTTGGAACTTATAATCAATTCCTGATACTGCACTTGCTTGTTCAGCAAAGTCAAACTGTTTCTGAACTTGTTCACCAATAAGAGCAGATACTCTACCGTTAACATCATCTCTAAAGTTAACTGTAACTGGTTGCCATTCTGGCTTGCCTTGTAGATACATCTTACTGTTATAAACATCGATTGTAATTGGATTAAAATTTAAAGTAGGTCTAGTGAAATCCATTACTTGTTTAGAAAGTTCTGAAGTAGGATTGGTTACTCCAAAATTAATAAATGATACCCTGAATCGATACTTTAGCTTGGGCATCAACAAGCCTTGAGCATTATTGCTCTGATCAGTATTTAAAGGTACTGTCATTTTTGTTAATGATGCAACTGCCATCTGTTGTACTCCTGTTGTAATTATTTATAGTTCTTGATGACAATTTTTCCTGGGCACAAATCATGAAAAGAGGCTCGTAAGAGCCTCTTTTATTTTCTTTAACCTAGCGGTACAGCTGGAGCTAAGTTACCTGCTGCAATTTGACCAGTACCCTTAATTCTTACTGGAATGTAGATAAATTCTACAGCTTTAACTGGCTCGATAGCAACATCGATATGTAGTTCATTGCGATCAATAGTATCATTGGTATTGTTTGATCTGTCGCAAACTACTAAGTGATCATAAACACCTCTACGTGAAGTTACATCAATTAACAACTTATCAATTAATGATTTAGCAGTATCTCTTGTTAGCTTGTCATTTGGTTCAAATACCAATGGACGAACTAAAGTTTCAATCTGTCTACGTAGATAGCAAACTAATCTAGCAACATTAATTCTATCCAATGCCGTAGCATCTGCTTGGCGTGTACGATTACCGTAATTAATGCGGCCTACACCTGGGAAGAATGAAATTGGATTAACTTGGTGTTGATATAACAAATCTCTTAGTTCTTGTGGAACCCCGGTTGGTACAAAGATGTTGTTATTTTGACGATTAATATAACCAATGCCCTTAACTGCATCCAATACACCTCTCTTGTTACCAGCAGGTGCGAACCATAGTTCGCCAATCTGATCGCTGCGAATGAATGTACGAAGCATTACACTTGACATTGGAACAGCAATAGATCCCACACCGTCTAGCGAATCCATAATTGCAGTTCCTGGGTAGAAAACTGCGGTGTATGGATCACTTGTATTGAGCGCATCCTCACCTGTTAATCCAGTACCTAAACTATCTGTTAGATAGTTTTCAATGGTTGTTGTGTCAGTTGAAAGTCCCATTGGAACTTCACCAATAATAAATCCAGTATTCTTGCGATCATCGTTAAGAACTTTTAAGTTATCAAGCAATTCAGGATAACCTGGGCATACCAATAAGTTAAAGTCCTTGCCTTCTTCACGAAGTTCTGTGCTATTTGTCACTGCTTGTGCTAGTGCGCTTACAACAACATTTCTTACTGCTTGACGTCCAAAATATGGTACACCATTCCATTTTGCACCGCTATAAGATTGCCAAGTATCAGTTACAGCTGGAAGACTTAGTAGTGGGAAGTCATCTGCATTGAAATAATTCTTAACAAATTTTTTCACATTGTTACTGCTTCTGCGTGTATTGAACAACAAACAACCATTTGGATATAAATCTGGGTCAGGTGCATCTAGATCAACATAATCACTGGTTATTAAATCAGTAATCAATGGAATATCATCTAGATGAATATCTGAAGATCCGTCAGTGTCCCATCTAGCGTCCGCAAACAATATACCATCTTCTGTTGTTGAATCAGTAGTATCGAGTTGTACCCAAGTATCAGTACCGGTTACACTCTGCCAACGATAAATTTTAGGATAGTTGTCATAATCACTAGTGTCGACCCACAAATCGCCGTATACTAAGGCATTACCTTGACTGTTAAGTGTAGGCTGACTAGCACTAATAATTGGTCCATTAGGATCGGTTTGAGTTAAATTAAAGCCACGTGCATCAAGTGAAACATTAAGATAACCCTTCCATGTGTTGTTGTCATTAATCATAATGTCAACTTCTTGGCCACTGTAGAACCACAATGTACCATCTGTTGGAATAGCTGTAGGTTCACTTGCTTGTTGAATTATAGCAGGATTATAAGGTATAACCCAGTTACTTCCAGTTAGTGTACCATCATTATGCGGATCCTCAACGTTTATTAAGTTAGTAGTAATACCCATGTCAGCTAAAGGCGTACCATTAGTGTCATCTAAGAAAATTGTTCCGCCTGTTGTATGAGTAATTACAATTTTACCGTTTACAACATCAGCAGTTACTATTGGGTTTCCGTTTTGACTAATGTTTAATGCACTAATTGCTGCTGCAACACCTTCAACTGTGTTATTTGGACTTGCAGGTACTGTTACAGTATAAGTTGGGCTAGTACTCATTGATCCAATAAGTGTTGCTCTAATTGTAAATGTTTCGGTCGCTACTAATGTTGGATTTACATTAGCTGCTGTAATAACTGTTGGGCCAGTTGTATATCTAGTATAAATTTGATATGAAACATTACCACTGGCATCAGCATCATACTTTGTATACAATGTATCTTTTGCAATACCCAGGCCGCCTTTAGTAGGATCTAATGTATATAAAGCTTCAACATTGCCTGACAATAGTAAATTAGGAATTAAATCCCATGTATTAGTAACACTGTTTCTACGATAAGTTGTTAAATTAGCGCCATAATTATAATTGGTAGTTTTAATCCAAATACTACCAGTTGGTCTTGGCTCAGCATTGATGCTCTTCCAAGTTGGCACACTACTATGTTTGCTAAACTGTACGGCTGGTCCATAGAAAGTACCTTCTTCAATACCTAAATCGTCTAATACTGTGCCTGAAACTGCTTCAATGCTTACTGCACCATCTGTATTAGTACCATCGCTTTTTGAAGTTCTTTTAACGAATAATGTAAATTTACCTGATAATTTAACTGCGCGAACACCAGTAATACCTGCGCCTGCATTTAATGCATTGATCTGCGCTGCTAATGCAGTGTCTGTTGTAGTAGCACCAATAGTAATAGTGGTATTGTTAATTTTAAATGCATCACCAGTGTTAAGTGTTGTTACGTTTGCATTAGTAGCAACTACTGGCGGCGCACATGTGTTTTCCCAATCAAGACTTCCTACAGGCACCCAATTATTCAAATAATTTTTTTCGTACATTGGATTACTGCTGACTGTGCCTACTATAGCAAACGATCCAACTGATCCATAAAGTGAAGTTGGAACATCATTAACATCTAGATAATCTGTATTTGTAACATAAGAAGGTTTAATTCTTGTAAATGCATTGTCAGCAAGGTTCCATCTGAAAACACCCCATGATGTTGTATTTGAATTCAACCATAATGTGCCACCAGCTGCATCTGCATTTGGTCTAACAGTTGTTGCTTCTAACTGACTTAAATCAATATCAGCTCTCATGATATATGCACTGCTGATAATATCTAAACAGTTATGAGCTGCATGTAATCCATATTCGCCAAGCTCGCTTCCATAAAGTCTTGTTCCGCTAGCTGAAGTAGGAAAGTTTGGCATGCCATAATAGTTTACTAATTCTCTTTGACTACTAATATTGTAAATTTTACCTGCATTTGCTTTTGTTGTGCCAGGAGCAATATTTCCTGAAGCATTGGTCTTATCTTGTGCAGTTGCCATCAAGATAAAAGGCACTGTACCTACAGCAGTTGGAGCATAGTTGCTCTCATCAATTACTGTAATTTGTACGCCTGGTGAAACTAAACTGTTTGCCATGATTATCATATCCTTTAGTAGGTTAGTAATATTTAGCGGATATGGCTAAAACCAGGGCTTTAGATAGAGTTCTATTGGGATATTATAGCAGCAACATTAGATTTTAAATTGTCTAAAGTTCCATCATTATTAATAATATTATTTCTTTTTGCCAAACGCCAATCCCACTCGCTACGATGAACTGATGGATAATATATTCCCATATGCCTCGACAAATCGTCATAATCGTCAAAGTATATTTTATACCAGTCTGGCATAGGGGAACGTCGTACTTCCCATATCTGCCCGTTCTGTGACAATATAAGATCCACTTCGTTACAAAACCTTACATCACTAATAACATAATTTTTGCTAGAATCATTTAACTTTTTCAAAAGGCTATGAACCCAAATGTTTTTATGAAAATGATCACGCATTACATCAGTTCCAATATGCTGCAAGACCCATCGAGGAGTAACAGGATGTCCCATAACGTTTGACCAATAGTCATCCGTTAGTTCTCTCCACGTACGGCTTTCTTCGGTGTCGCCTTGAAGTAATTCTCTAGGCCAACCAAATATTGATGCTACAGCATCTTTAAGAGTATCTGCAAAACTAACTTTAGTGAATCCGTAATCTTCAACTAAGATACTGGCAACAGTGCTTTTGCCCGAGTTAATTAATCCAATAATTCCAACGATCATAAGATTATTATAACAAAAAAATGTCAGTTAGCCAATAACAAACCACGCAGGAGTTTCGCCTGCCATGTAAGTTGTTATTTCAGCATCTAACTTTGCAATCTTTTCTTTGGCTTCAGTAATTAAAGCCCCGCCATTTAATTGTGTACCGCCTTGAGGGCCTGGTAAACTAGCAAACTTACTACGAGCTTGACCTAAAGTGTACATGCAAAGTGCTAGTGTATATTCTTTGATCCATGGCTGACTATATGTGTCACTTAAAATTGTTAAGTCTGGTTTATAATTTTCAGTCCAAACTAAAATAGTTTCTTTATCTGCACGAGGACGACGCATGATTGTTAGCTGCTTAGTGACTGTGTTGAATTGGAAGTTTAAGAAACCACCAAACATTTTAGCAGCTTCTTTCAAGAACATACTATAGAATGCATAAGTAGCAAGACCTCCAACACGACCGCTTTGAATCATATAGAAGTTAACAAAGCCTGCTTCAAATGGTTCGTACTGACTGCTAGTACCACTGTTAGCACCAATATTTCTCTTAAAGCAATTACGTACTGAAATAACTTCTTTTGGAAGTGTATAAACATTTGTGTCTTTTTGCAACTCTAAAAAGCTATAACTTTCTTCAACGCTGTTGCTACTACGCTGCCTAAATCGAAGTAAAGCTTGGTTTAAAGAATTTTCATAATGTACAGGATCGAGTTCAATATCAATCATGCCATCACCTAAAGTGTAACGTACATAATCGTAAACTGAATTTTTAGCTTCTGCAAGTGTGGTCATTGTTAATTATTTATTGATTTTAAATTAGTTAAAACTTGTACTAAATTCAAAACATTGACTTTTTTGGCTTACATTTACCGCATTGCACATCACACTGTTGAAGTCTGCCTTTGTCATATGAATTTATATTCCAAGATTCTTTAACTTTTTTCATCCATTTTAAACAAGTTTCTAAATCATACATATGTAAATTATTATTTTCTAAGAGCGTAGCAATTGGTTTATTGATTTTAAAATAATCATAATTAGAAGGACTATGCCCTAACCAACAACAAGGGAATACTTCACCATTAGCACTGATATAAATTGTTTTTCTATCTAATGCTTTGCATTTTGGTTCAATTTCAGTTTCATATTTGTCTGGAAATGGTATTTTATTATTATAAAACAATTTTGTATTGTAAAATTCAAAAACTGTTTTATATTTCTTATCAACTTTACCAATGTCATGTGACCAATTACCCTGTCTATCAAATACAGGTCCATCGTTTCTGCCCTCATCTAATAATCGAAATTCTTTAAATCCTAACTTTTCTGACAGCAATTGACACTCATCGACTTGATGTTTATTATGATCAAATAAAATCATCTTCCAAATTGCATATCCGCCTGCTTCAATGAAGTATGCAGCATTTTGTAAAATTTTATGAAAGTTAGTATCTTGTCTATATAAATGATGTGTATCTTCTAATCCGTCCAGGCAAAACATCATTTCAACGTTTAAAGATGCTAGAGTTGTCCAGAAATTTTTATCTCTAGCACTGGAATTTGAACTAATCAATATTCGAAGTTTTGGATTACTAGATCTAAAATATTCAATAATTTTTAGAGATTCGTTATTCATAACAAAATCTCCAAAATTTCCGTTAATTAAAATTAATTTTAATTGTTTAATAAAATCTATAGAGAATCTTTTGATAATTAAATTCAAAGATAAATCTGTTTCATCATACCCTAGATTTTTAGGATATCCGTGAAAATTTCTTGCACATAAAGGACAACGAGCATTGCATCTAGAACTTAATTCTAGATGCAATTCTTCAATTTTGCTTAATTCAAACATTAAGCATATTTAATCTATTCATCTTGTAGCTTTTAGCAAGACCCAATCTGCACTAAGTCTACCATTGAGGTTAACAGGCACTGCCTTAATATCCTCAAGCCAAGTACGAAGTGCAACTTTACCAGCAGCAGCAAATTGTTTGATTTGTTCTGGTGGCTTGCGAAGTGTTTTAGCTACACTTTGCTTTGCGTCAAACCCAACGATTGCGCTGCCTTTAATGCCCAACTGCCCGGCATCACTAGCAGCTACATACTTGCCCAACTTTCGAGTTTTAATATTATAAACCCAAAGCGTATTAGAGCCTAGTATGTCTACAGGATTAATGCTAACAAGGTTAAGTTCTGTATTTTGCACACAGTACTTGACCTTCTTAACCATCTTTTCCTTACTCTGAGGCTTCTTAACACGAGCTTTACGCACTGCTTTCTTAACAGCACCATAAGTTTCAAGAGCAGTAGTCAACTTGTCGTAAAACTCAGCAATAAGTTTATGTTTCTCTTTGGTAATGTGCTGATAGCCTTCAACAAGTTGATCTTCCATATCAGTGCGATTTTTCTTTTTTCGCATTGCAATGGACTGCTCAATCTCTTCAATTCGAGGGGTGAACTCATCAGCTATTTGGTTAACAAATTGCTGAGGTACATTATGCTCACGCATCCAAGCTACCATGTCAGGCACCTCTTTGCCTGCACGATAGTCATCATACCACCCTTCAATCTCGCCAATAGTTTCGTTCAACTTCTCACGCATACGATCTTGAATAGTAAACTTAACAACTGTCTTGCCTTCAGTTGCCTTTTTAGCAGCAAGACGTTCTTGACCCAATGCCATAACTTCGGCAAATCGCTTGGTTAGGAACTCTCGAGTCTCATCACGCAGCGGAGCGCCATTCATCAGCATCTTGCAGCAAGCCGCAGCAGTGATACCAGTACGCCAATCTTCAACTTCATTGAAGGCTGCAACGTCCTGTTTGGTCCACTTGAGATGCTGAGTTCCATACTGGCTAGCATATTTGATAAGGTCACCAGTAGTATAATGGTAATTGTAATAGTTGAGACCATCACGCCACGCTTTGGTCAACTTTTCTTCGTCCCAACTGTCAGAACCTACCCACTTGGGTTCAGGACCTGTGTACTTCTCATCCAGGAAGCGAGGGGTACGAGCTGCTGCCTTTTTCTTTGGCGCACCTTTGAGCAGAGACTTTTTTGCTAGTTTTGCCATAATGGTTCTCCTGTATGACTACAATAGCACTATGTAGCCATTTGTCAACTATTATGAGAGTTTGCGAACACAACGGGTTGTTACCTTACGCCCATACACTCTTACAGCCTCATCTATTACAGTAATAGCAGCTTCGCAAGCCGCCTTGCTGCCATACTCCTGTTGAGAGATATTAACACCCATATAAACACTAGAAATTACGATTAGAATGTATGACATTAGCCTTGCACTCCGCAGGCAGCGTAGAAACGTTCGTAGTCGAACTTGGGATTGGCTTCCTGACAAGCCGCTGCCACAGCAACCGCAGCATTGAGACGCACATGGGGGTCCAAGATCATGCGGATATGTTTAGCGAGGGTTTCGAAATGCTTCTTGCTCATTTGCTGTCTCCTTGCTCTGTAGTGTTACTATAACACCTAGTTAATCTGCGTCAACCGCGTCCATCTGTTCAATTGCATATTTGATCACTTTGATTGCAGCAAATGCATCGTCGTGATTAGCATAGATTTCTTCTACACAGTATTCGGCAGTGATTATGATAACCTGTTTGAGGATCAAATCATTACGCTCGTCATCAGTCTTAGCATCGTTCCATTTGCGCCAGAGAATCATATCGTTCTGGATCCTACGGAATGCCTTTTCGCGGATGACCTTAGTATCGAATTCCATCTGCTATCTCCTATTAAACAAAGTCAAAGGCGTATTCAGCGCCAACCTTGCTGACGACCACATGCTCCAACCCATGTTCTTGGGTAAGCGCATGAAAGATCTTGCGAGCTACATCTTCGTCACACTTTACAAACAAAGTGCTGGAGAACCAGTTAGCAATCGCAGGCAGCATATAGCCTGTTGAAGGATTATACAAGCAACGATCAATCTGGGCCAAAACTTCAGTTTCAAAGCTAGACATTTTGTTTACTCCTTGTCGCGGAACGTAACACGGAATTTCATCATATTCAAGTTCTGCTCAGTACCGCAGAGCTCTACCGTGCTAGTGTCCATTGAACGATAATACTCAAGCATAATCCACGGAACCAACTCGCCAGCAGCGTTACGGGCAAGGCGTATGTTTTTAACTTCGCCCCGTACCGTACCAATCATGCTTTCCCAACGCACCCGGTCACCAATCTTGAGACCTATTGCATTTACATTGCTGGGGATCATTGCTTGCTCCTCATTGCCCTATATACACATAATAAGCCCAATATATAGGACGTCAACCGTTTTTTGGGTGCTTTTCCTTGCGGACGTAAGCGCCCTTGCCCTTACGGGCTTTGAGAACCCGCTTGCGAAACAAGGGGTTAGCGAGTGCTTTAGCGTATGGATTTTTGGTCATTTCTAGCCCCTTTCTCATAGTACCATTATATAGCGATTTTGGGCCCAGTCAACCCCTAAAATGTAACAAAAACAGTTACATAAGTTACTGAAATTATTACAATTTTTGAGCTAAAAATCTGGTTGACTGATCCTATTTTGAGCATATTATAGTGGTATAAGCAAAGGAGATGGACATGCTTAACAAGGCTTCAATTCTCTCGCTTTTGGAATCAAACGACCGTGCTATTGCTCGGGCGCTTGTGGTGCTGAATGAGCGCCAAACTGCGGACGAGCAGGTTACCGAACATACACGGCATCAAAATGGTCGTGGCTTCCGCCCCTGCCATGCTCGTATGGGCACGTCAATGGCCAAGTTCTTCCAGCGTAACGAGTACCTTACTGCCAAGCAGGTTGCTTACTGGCGTAAGCGGGACCGTGCTGGTAATATGCGGATTGGCATTTATTGGGCCCAGCTGATTGAAGCTGCTCAAGCTAAAGCTGCTAAGGCAGCTTAACCAATTTGGTTGACAGTTTGGGTTTTGAACTTATTATAGTGGTATAAGCAGAAACTGGAGCAAACAAATGCAGCGTAATGCTTGGACCTTCTCTCAATACATTGAAGAAATTGTTCTGCTCAGTGAAATTATAGAAATACCCGGAATGGCGGCCAAGCGGGTCGAGCTTATCCGTGAGGTTTGGAAGAAGTACCCTACAGAATGTTATGACCTCGGCCTGCGGGATGGCCCTACAGAGGAGTAATTCCATGTGGACAGTGACCTACACCTACTATAACAAATATCGCAACGAAAAGCAGTTTGCTAACGAAGTCAGCGCCAAAAAGTTCTTTTGGTTTATCCAGAAGCAGCGTGGTGTGACCAAGACTGAGATGAGATTTGCGTGATGGAAAATATCCAACTTTACTACACGTCATGGTGTAATACTAAAGGCCATGACAAAGTCTGGGGCTACTTCTATCTAGGCGAAAGCAAACATGGACAATATGTAGGCGACTTGCCAATGTTCGTGTTCTATGGTGCTAGAGGTAAAAGCCTTCAGATTAAAGAACACGTTTATGGTCCTAAACTTATATCTTTGAGACGTAGCAAAGAAAGCAAAGGTTACAAATCTGTTCCTACAGACGAGTTTTTGGACATTTGTCCAAACTTCTATCAAGAAGTTGACAATAAACTGACTTTTGCTATACTGGGTGGAAACAAATACAAAGCAGCAAGTTAACAGGAGGTCAGCATGGCATGGGATCAATATGAGGAAGTTTCAGTTGATGAAATGAAAGGCCATGCTTTCTCTCGCATCGAAGTAGATGCAGATGACCGCAGTGTAACCTTCTATGGTATGAAGGACCAGCCTTTGTTCCGCATGGAGCATATACAGGACTGTTGTGAGTCTGTGTATCTAGCCGAGGTGATCGGCAACTGGGACGACCTTATTGGCACTCCTGTATTTGTTGCTGAGTGTGTGAGCAATCATGCAAAACCTCGTGATAATTTGACTATGGATGATGACAAATATTGGGAAGAAGTTGATAGCGAAACTTGGACCTTCTACAAGTTCTCTACCATCAAGGGTAGTGTGACCTTGCGTTGGTATGGTACTAGCAATGGCTACTATAGCGAAGGTGTATCAATTATTCCTTGGAGCGAAGACGAAGAGGCATAAATTAATGTATGACATATACCGAAACACAATCACGATCTATTGCAAAAACTCTAACTATTAGAGTTTGTTTTACATTAAGTCATATACTAAATGGCTTTATTGTTAGTGGAGTTTGGTTAACTGGAGTTGTTATTGCCAGTTGGGCAATTCTAATCAATGCTATTTTGCATTGGCTGCATGAACGTGCTTGGAACTGGGTACAATGGAATCGTAAACCAGGTGATACAATTATGTTTGTTGATGGGCAACCACGTACTATCAGCAAGAGTGTTACTTGGCGAGCTTTAATTACTATCAACAACTTCATGATTCCGTATCTAACAACTGGCTCATGGCAAACTGCTCTGGCGTTCTTAACTGTTGCAACATTATTAAACATTGTTGTTTATTATACACACGAACGAGTATGGAATAAATTTTCTTGGGGCAGAAAATCTTTAGTTGACACAGAAGAAAACATCGTGTATAAATAAGAGACAATAAGGAAACAAGGTTCCAAAAAATGTTCAAACGTATGCCCATTAATCATAACTTTACATGCTGGTATGAAGATGCCAAGCAAGGGGTTCTGACTATGTGACATATGTTCACATATGAGTTTGGAACCCCGAGATAGAAATATCCCGGGGTTTTTTTATGACAGGCTGTTGCTCCCTCGGCATAAGAGCAACCCTCGACTAGTACGTGGCCATGAATTTGGCGTACAAGTGGTTTCAGCGAGGAAACAAGAAACAGTAATGTTTCTTCACGAGTGTACCACTAGTGTAGTCGCGAATACCTAGGTCGTTGATCTAAAGGATAGGATGCCTTCGCGTAGGCAATGCGGGTTCGAGTCCCGTACGACAGGTACACTTCTGAAGAAACTATTATGGCTCCTAAGTCGAAATGGTTAAGACGCTGGCCTGTCACGCCAGAGATAACGGGTTCGATCCCCGTAGGAGTCGCCACTCCAGGATAGTTCAGTCGGTAGAACATCAGACTCTGACTCTGAGTGTCGGTGGTTCGAATCCATCTCCTGGATCCAAAAGTTTGGGGAAGTGCGCTGGAGAGGCTACAGCAGGGTCTGCAAAACCTTCGAATGTCGGTTCGAATCCGATCTTCCCCTCCAATACAATGGTCCGAATAACGGTTGGTTCCGTCACAAACAAGTCCAAATTATTTGGTCGGGGTTCGATTCCCTAAGGGCCGCCATTTAATGCCGTCAGGGAGGTCTTGGCGATTTCACTGCTCTCATAAGGCAGCTAACTAGGTTCGATGCCTGGTGACGGCACCAATATCCTAACTTAGTGTTGTTGGTCAGCACGGCTGATTGTGGATCAGCAAGACTAGGTTCGAATCCTAGAGTTAGGACCATATAAAAAATATATACAGTATGCAACTTTTAGAATTTATCGAAACAGTTAATTATCCTAAAACAGACAAATATGATCTGGGTTACATACATGAATTTTATAACGACTTGTTTAGTCCTAGGCAACAAACTGTTAAAAATTTATTAGAGATAGGCATGCAAAACGGTTATAGTATGAAACTATGGAGAGATTATTTTGTTAATGCTGACATATATGGGATAGATATTAACAAATGTGAATCATTAGCAAATCAAAGCCGAATACAACCTATATACAAAAGTGCCTATACTGATGAGGTAGTTGATAGTTTTGAAAAAAACTTTTTTGATGTCGTCATAGACGATGGCCCCCATACATTTCCTACTATGGAATTCTTTTGTAAAAATTATCTGCCTTTAGTAAAGCCAGGCGGCTTATTAATACTAGAAGATATTGTAGACATATCTTGGACTGATAAATTTATGCAGATTTTTAATGGTTATGATGCTAAAGTCATACATATGGCAGGTTTAGCTAAAACAACTAAACTGCAACAAAAATGGGCGACGGGATTAGATGTAATCGTAGTTCAAAAATAAAGTAAGGGAGAGCTGCTCTGACGGCGGAAGGGCACCGGACTGTAAATCCGGCACATAGAAACTCAGTTGGTTCGAATCCAACCTCTCCCACCAAATAATGTGTTGACACTTACCTTAAAGGTGTTAATGTAAGCATGTAAGCAAAATAAAATGTTATTTGAAAACGTAGCAAACGGTTGTGTACCAGATACTGGCAGGGCAGACAGAGGTTGCTGTTGAAATATACAGTGTACGGGTGAAATCCTGGAGGCCATGAGGGATAAACAGGTTTGTTGCGTTTTCAAATAACATTTGGACCCTTAGCTCAGTTGGTAGAGCATCGGACTTTTAATCCGTTGGTCGCCGGTTCGAACCCGGCAGGGTCTACCAAAGAATGGGGACAGTAGTGGGTGTACGGATCTCCCTTGCACGGAGATTGTCTATAGGGTTCGATTCCCTGGGTCTCCACCATACACTATAAATATTACTATGCAAGACATTCGTCATTTTATCGACATCTTAGAATCTAAAAATAGACCAAGCAAGTTATTTTTGGAGAAATTGCCTTACAAAGCATCAGAGCTCGCACCTGTGCTTAGTAAAGAAAATATAGATTATCATTACAACGTACTAAGCAATGGATATGTAAATCGATATAACGAAGGCGAAGGAGATCCAGATTTTAATTATGGCGGAGCTATGCTACACAATATATTTTGGCAGCAGTTGCAAGCACCAAAAGGATCAAATCGTCCTATAGGTATAGTGAAAGAACTAATAGAAGACAAATTTAAGTCATATGATTCATTTGTTGAACAAATGATTACCAGTGCAATGTCTATACAAGGTTCTGGTTGGGTATATTTGTCTAAATCAGGTGACATAAAGACTATACCAAATCAAAATTATAAAACAGATATACTGATGCCCTTAGACATGTGGGAGCATAGTTTTATGGATTATATTCCAGCTAAGGATGCTAAGAAAAAATACATTACTGCTATGTTACGAATAGTCAATTGGGCAGTTATAAACGATAGACTCAATACAAAATAAATTATCGTTGGATCTAGTTACAGGCTTAGGGAAATACCCTTACAAAAACCCTGTCGCAATACTAGACTGCACACGGAACAACACGTGAGTTCCAGCAAGTTTTTATCAGGGACGACGTAGGGTTAGATTACTCCCGCCCTTGGAAGGCGGGCAACCCGGGGCAGCGCCGGGGTTCCTGACCAATTAATGCGAGTGTGATGTAATGGTAGCATTACGGTCTCCAAAACCGTCCGTTAGGGTTCAAATCCTTACACTCGTGCCAAATTTGCTTCTGTAGCTCAAAGGTAGAGCACTCGACTGATAATCGAGAGACGTTGGATCGATACCATCTAGAAGCACCAAGTTTATTCGCAGGTAGTCATCCAGGTGATGGCGCTCGGCTGTTAACCGAGATTGAGATTGGTTCGAGTCCAATCCTGCGAGCCATTTTACGGAGCGTTCGTCTATCGGCTAGGACGCTGGCCTTTCAAGCCGGCAAGAGGGGTTCGATTCCCCTACGCTCTACCAAAGTTGCTGGACTACTATCCATTGGTTTCTAGATCTGATGGTGTGCTTACCAGTAGAGGATCCCGATCACCTCTATAAAAACGCGGATGAATTTATGGACCGTTAGCTGAGTTGGTTTTAGCAGGAGACTCTTAATCTCTAGACGGGGGTTCGAATCCCTCACGGTCTACCATTAAATTGCATTTTTAACAAAAGGATGTATACTATAAAATATGAAAAAAATATTAGTTTTATTATTTGCGCTATTGCCTAATATAGCCCAAGCTGATACTATTATTGGATTCAAAGGCAAAAATAACGCCTTTGATCATCAAGCATTTGAAAAATATGCAGCTAAACGAAAACTAACACCTGTAGTTTTAAGTGCATTTGATTCTAAAAATGCCATGCATATTATTCGTATTAATTCTACATATGAATTATATGGTTATAGTTTAGGCGCTGCTAGCGTTGCACAGACCATGCGATTAATAGAAAAAGAAAAATTACACATGCCTAGATACGTTATTACAGTTGGTGCATACAGAACAACCAATGTTGATTTCAACAAATACAATGTTAAGTTTGACAATTATTTTGATGCAAGCGGAGCTGGTACAAAAAGTCCAGGAAAACATTTAGGTGTTAGTCATAGCGATATTATGAGATATGTAGTTGATACATTCTACTAGGAGATTACATGAGTAAAAGTAATAAACATGCAGGACAAATCAACATGCGTGGCAAGAAGTACAAGCTCATGCGATGTGGATGTTGTGAATGCATTGACTTTAGAGACAAGTTTACTGCAAAAGAACATGCAAAAGAAATTAAGGCCGCTTTGGTGAAGGAGGTACTCACGTCTGCCTGAAGAGCAGAAGAACCTGGATCGATACCGGGAGGCGGCACCATTAATGCATCTGTAGCTCAATGGATTAGAGCAGCGGTCTTCGAAACCGTAGGTTGGGAGTTCGAATCTCTCCAGGTGCACCAATTATAAGTAGTATCAACATGCTTTGTTATAAACCTTTAAAATATCAAAATCATCAATTGGTAAGTAAAAAACTTTATGATTTTACTGTTAATCAAACAAATGTTTTACAGAGAGCTATCTTTTGGAACAATATAGATTGTGATCAAGTGTTAGCAGCTATTCCTGAATTACAAGAAGTTCTAGATCAGTACCAGTTGAATAAGCCTTATCAAACTGCTTTGCTTTATAGTGGCACTATTCAAGGTAACATACATATCGACGGCGGCAAAGACGTTAGAATACTATGGCCAGTTTGCAATACTGAAGGATCGAAAACTAAATGGTTTGATGTCGATCCAGAATTTATTGTACCACAAAAACAAAAGAATGCAGGATGGATAGTAACTAAACAAGAAGGTCATCGAGTAATTGATGAATTAGAAATTACTGAACCAATATTCTTCAATTCGGGTATACCTCATGGTATCTATTGCAATCCTAAATATAATAGAAATCAACCGAGAATAACATTTGTTATGTTATTCTATCCAAGAATAAATTACTTGCTTGAAGAATAAAAAGAATATATAGTAGGTGAATGAAATATGCGGGATTAGCTCAGTGGTAGTAGCGTCTGCTTTACACGCAGAATGTCGGGAGTTCGACCCTCTCATCCCGCACCATATATGCCAAGGTGGCTCAGTGGCGACAGCACCGCTCTTGTAAGGCGGGATACAACACCGGGGGTTCGAGTCCCTCCCTTGGCACCATACTTTGGTAATTAGTAATTTACTTTTTAATTGTAAGTTACGAACATAAATACAATATGAATTATCAACTACATTACGATAAACTAATAGATCGTGCAAAACATAGAGTCTTAGAAAGTTATTCAGAAAGACATCATATAATTCCGCGATGCATGGGCGGGTCTGATGACCTAGACAATCTAGTCAATTTAACTCCTGAAGAACATTATGTTGCACATCAATTATTAGTTAAAATATTTCCTAACAATGCTAAGTTAATCAATGCTGCTATAATGATGATCCCAAATCGACCTTCCAATAAATTGTATGGTTGGCTAAGAAAAAAATTTGCTGAAAATCAGAGCATAAATCAAACTGGATCAGGTAATTCTCAATACGGAACAAGATGGGTTCATAACATCGATTTAAAAGAAAGTAAAAAGATAAAAATTACAGACCCATTGCCTAATGGTTGGCTGGAAGGCCGTAAGATTAATTTTTATCTAAATATCGTAAATTGTAAAAACTGTAATAAACAGTTTGAACGAATTTCATTAGAAATATATTGTTCTGAAATTTGCAAGCGACACGATAGATCAGATGCAATTAAACTCATTGACATTAAATTAGATGAAATGCTTGAATACTATTCAAATGTAAGATCAATAGATAAAACATTAAAACATTTTGGAGTAAAAGGTTTATCTGACACTGGAAGAGCCGGTAATAGATATTTTTCTAGCATACTTAAAGAAAAGAATATATACGTTAGACCAAGAACAAAAAAGTAAGCCTGGGTGGCTCAGCGGCGACAGCAACGCTCTAGTAAGGCGTCATTACACAACGGGGGTTCGAGTCCCTCCCCAGGCACCATCCAACAATATCTCTTACGCTTAAAAGAAATTTGCGCACCAGAGAGGTCACTTATTTTTGCGGGGTAGAGCATTGGTAGCTCGCTAGCCTCATAAGCTAGAGGTAGGGTGTTCGATTCACTCCCCCGCAACCAATTATATTAGATGTGCTTTAAGAAGACTTTTTAAAATAGGGTCTTCGCCGTAGCGTAGAATAGCAAATTCTACATCTAAAATTAAATTTTTTAAACTAACGTCAAACCATTCGCCTGATGTTTTATACAGTTTTAAGTGACGATGTATTACAGTTTCCAGCAGCTTAGTTTTGCATATTTCAGTTTCTTTGCTGTAGTGTAGCTTTAACGGAAACGGATGTCCGGTTTGCAAACTTTTTAATCTTTTTTCAGGATCGCGGCTAATGCCTACTTTATATGGTGGTTGATCGCTGCCAATAATGTATATGAAACTTGTGGTCATAATGGATTTATTTATGTACACCAGTAATTCAAAATTCAATAATTTTAACCATTAAATAAGTTTATGGAATACGCGATAATATTCATAGCATGGACGTTTGTTATCTATTGGATGCATAGATTAGCACATATTATACCATGGATATCTAAAATTCACCATGACCATCATCGATATGTTATAAAAAATCACGTAACCTGGCACTGGTCAAATCTGTTTTTATATAACGATACATGGCTTAGTACTTTGGATTTATGGATAACAGAAGTTATTCCTACTTTAATTATGAGTTTCTTTTTTGGTTGGTGGTTGTTTATCGCATATTATTTGTGGGCTGCGTTTATTCAAGAGCGCATTGAACACAATGATAATTTTAATTTTTATCCATTAATAACCAGCGGACGTTGGCATATGATACATCACAAAAATGCTCAATATAATTATGGGATTTTTATTCCCGTTTGGGACATTGTTTTTAAAACTAAAAAAGACATGGGTGCTGTATGAAAACGCCAGTCAAAGTTGAGCAACCTTTTCCTATATTCCACATCTATTGGACGTTAACCGATTTTTGTAATTACAAATGCAATTACTGTGTGCCTAGATCATATGCAGGCGATTATCATTTTAATCGTAAACCAGGGTATCCTTCAGACGAACAAATTATACAGTTTTTAGATAATTTGGGTCCAATGCATGTTAAAGATAGATTTTTATGTGTTAAAATAAGTGGTGGCGAACCAACCATACATCCAATGTTACCTTATATCATTAATCGATTAAAAGAATATAAACATAAAAATATTTGTATTATTACAAACGGTTCTAGAAATGTAAAATATTGGCAATCAATATTGCCTATCGATGAAGTAATAATTAGCTTACATCCTGAATACGTGGATATGGAAAAAATAAATGAATTAAGTTGGGCCATAATTGATTCAAAAACAAAGCTTAATTATAATTTAGCTGTAGATCCCAAACATTGGGACGCAACTGTAAAAATGTATGATAAGCTAGATGATAGATTAAAACATCTAGTAAAACCAAAAGTTTTATTTGAAAAAGACAATCCTCATCATCCCAACTATCATTATACAACAGAACAATTGACTTGGATGAATAATATCATTAATCAATCTTCGTTTACTAAATCTCCGTTAACATCATCATTTCCTGGATTTTATCCAGCTAGTACATTGTATTTTGATGATGGATCTCAGATTTCAACCAGTCAGTATGCTACAATTAGTCTTAATCAATGGCATAAGATGCGGGGGTGGGATTGTCATGTTGCCAGTCAAGCAATCAAAGTTCAATATTCAGGAAAAGTATTCGCTGGTATTTGCATGGCTAAACAATTAGGTACTATAGACAATTTTAAATTGGATTATGAGCCACTAAGTTGTACATTTACTACTTGTAAAGATTTACCGGACCTTGCGGTTTCAAAATATATACATGAAGAAAGATTACTGTGACTACCGAAAATAATTGGATTAAACATAATTTATTTGATCGTTTACATGATCAATCTTTAGACTTATCGGTTGAATTAAATCCTAACCCCTTTGTGAAAATGAGCTTTCATGAAGCAGCTGATATAACTGCTCAACGCATATATGAGAAACATAAAAATATATTTCTAAGTTTTAGCGGCGGCGCTGATAGCGATTATGTGTTTCATGTTTTTCAACGTAATAATATCCCATTTAAACCCATACTAGTAAAAACTACCGGCAATGTTGTTGAATTAGGTTATGCATATCATACGTGCAAGAAGTTTAACATTGAACCTATTATAATAGAAGTTGATGATAAAAAATACTTAGACGTCTATTATAGAAACGTCATAGCAAAATTAAGCGGAATAGGAATTTGTGCAGTTCCTGGAGTTATTGCCTGCGAATATGCTCGCGACAACAACGGTATTTTAGTTATTGGCGAACATATGATAGACCATGACGGCAATAACATATATGCAGGTGTAAACGAATGGGACTATTATAATGAAGTTTTAGTTGGTGATGAGTTTAATATACCATTTTTTAATTATACAACAGATTTAACGTATGCAATGTGGAACAGTATATATTCAGAAGAAATTAGCGAGTGGAAATGGAAATTATATGGTTTAGATTATAGACCTGTTATTGAATACAGATTTGATTATAATTTTATCACATATAAGAAAAAAATGTTTATGCTGCGTCGATCTAACCCAAATCCTAAATTTGTCTTAGGTAGTAAAGAGGAAATGTTATCTCTATTAGACAATTTTGCGAATAAATATACTTAATAAAAAGGAAATACAATGCCAATTTCTAGCCCTTTTACTGTTAGACAAATAGTAATTAAAAAACCAGGCGACAACTGGAATGGCATTTTTGTCGGCGATTTGAGGAAATCAGTGAGTTCTACTCCCGATCCTAGAGATCTTGAAGGCTCAGAAAACACATTTACATTAAACAAATTTAAAGAAGAATGGTCTAAACAATCAAAATTTAGTTGGTCTAGTTATAAATGGGATCGAGAATATGTTAGTGAAAATACACTAATATTTTATTTCTATTTTGATGATCAAACAACTGCGGTAGATTTTTATAATTGGCGCAATACTATTGTTAAACCTGTTCCTGATATCACTAAATTTAAACCTGAAGAAGGATTTGTTGACAAACTTGAAGATTTAGACCCAAGCAATAGACCTGCAAGATACTTGTTTGAGTGGGAAATAGTAGACAGCGCAGGAAATCCGGTTCCAACTAATTAAGGATAGCAATAATGCCCTATAATTTTACTGTAAAGAAAATTTTTACCAAATATGATGACGACAATTGGAGCGGCCTTGCATTACGTAAATTTGGTAGAGTGGATACTACTCCTGATCCTAGAGACGAAGAAGGCAGAGATAATAATCATGCTAGAAATATTAAAAAAGAACACTTTAATCAACAAAGCAAGTTTATTAATTTGCCATGGGACAGAGAATATGTTGGTGACAATACATTAATTATTAAAACTTATTTTGATGTAGAACAGGATGCTAAAGATTTTTATTCACATGAAATAACATATCGTTTTAACATTCCAGTTCCCTCCACAACTACAGCAGTAGCTCCGCCAGAAGGGCTATCACGATATAGAATTACATGGGAAATTGAAGATATTGACGGCAACCTAATAGAATTACCTACAGAATAACAGTTGATATATATGTGCATGATATCTACATGCACTAAAATTTTAATAGCAGCGGCACTATTCATTTTGCCGCTGCCTTCTTTAGCAAACGAATTAACTATTTTAGTTCCTAATATGTCTGGGGGCTATGGTATACATGCACGTATTGTAGCAAAATATCTTCCTAAGTATATTGATCAAAAAGTTATTGTTAAAGAAATGCCAGGTGCTGCTGGAATCACATTAGCTAATTATCTTTATAATGTTGCTGCTAAAGACGGCACAGTAATAGGTATTTTAAACAGTAACATTCCATTACAAGGCATGCTTGGCGGCAAAACTATCCAATATAAAATTGAAAACTTTACTTGGTTAAGTGCAGCACAAGATGGTAGGTTGGAACCTTTTATGCTATGGCGTAAGCTTGATCAATCTGAAATGATAGGCGGTAGTGACTCTACGCTACCTTTTAGTTATTTTAGGATTATTAATAAATTGTTGAATTGGAACGCAAAAGAAATAGTGGGATACGCCAACGCAAGTGCTGTTAAATTAGCTTTTGAACGCAATGAAGTAAATGTTGTATCTAATTCTCTTACCGGAATAAAATCCGTAGCAAGTCATTGGCTAGCTGATAAAAACATTAAACCAATAGTGCAATGGGGTAATGGCACTACTCGGCATCCTGAATATTTAGATGTTCCCACGCTGGCTGAACTAGTAGTTGACAGCAAGGATAAAAAATTAGTAGAATTGTTGGAATTACAAAATGTTTTACTTAGAGCATACGCTGCTCCTCCTTCAATTCCAGCTAATAAAGCTATGGAATTACAAACAGCAATTTGGAGTGTATTTACTGACGCAGAATATATTAATGAAGTTGCTAAAATAGGAATCTCTAATCCTATAAATTATAAAGAAACAGAAAACATTATCGATATGATCGTTAAGAACTTTACTGAGGAAATGAAAAAAGAATTTCAATGAACTTATATTCTTATAACAATCAATTTTATTCAAACAGACAAGAAGCATTAGAAACAATGTTGTTGAATAAAGATTATAGTTCAACTATAAAATATCATTTTCATGATGATTTCTTTAGTCAATTTGATTGGACCGTCGAACCAGATATCGATCTTTCAATTTTGTATAAGCTTAGAGCACAACAGTTAAGAGACAAATACAAATATATTATATTGAGTTTTAGCGGCGGCAGTGATAGCACTCAAATATTAAAAGTTTTTCTAAAACACAATATTTTTATTGATGAGATACAAATTACTCATTACAAAAGTTTAGTAGAAAAAGTAGATCCTCAAATAGCAAAAACCGATCATGAATTTAAACACCTACTAGAATACGAATATGCAGCAACACCTATATTAAAAGAAGTAACAGAAAAAAGTCCTAACACTAAAATAACAAGTTTAGACATTAGTAAATTTACATATGATCAATATGTTTTAGGTAAGTTTAATGAAAACAAAGCATATGTTGATCCCATAGCAGCACAAAGATTAACAGGTACTAGATTAACTAGTTTAGACAAAGTATATTTGCATCATTATAATTTACATATCAAAACTCCTCCAGAATCAACTTGTTTTCTAAGAGGAGTAGATAAACCAGTATTGAAATTAACGCCTGGAAATATATTAACATTTACATTTAGTGATGTTGGTAAATTTTTTAGTCATAAAGATGTGTTAAGTCATTATACAATTGAAGATTTTTATTGGAGTAAAGATGCACCTTTAATCCCAATTAAACAAAGTCATATGATTAAACGTCGCTTTGAAGTGGATGAAAATTTTTGGAATCTATGGTGCAAATGCAAAGATAGTCTTAAAAAAGATATTGATGATCC